GAAGCAGAACAAATGCTTGGAAACGAAGAACAGGCTATTGAGATTGCGAAGCTAATGAATCTTCGTAATTTTGATGAAGAGAAGCTAACGGGTTCTTCTCCATTTTCAAGCGATTCTAACCCTAGTTTTATTTGGAATAAAAAAGACCTTTGTTACCACGACTTTAGTAATGGTGGTAATTATAGTATCATCAACGCATATATGTATGCCTATGATGAAACTTACGCACAAGCTCTAAAGCGTCTGTTTGACCGTTGCCATATTGAATTTGATTTCAAGCGTGGTTTTGGTTATGATGAGCGTGAAAGCCTAGAGAATTATAAATTTCCTGTTGATGATTCTGTTGAAGACAATTCCAACGCTATTGCTTATCTAAAGAAGCGTGGATTCACAGAAGAAACCATTAAGTTCTTTGATATTGGGCAGACTAAAAAAGGTGACGTTCAATTTAAACTAAAGGATATTAATGGTCGTCTTGTTGGTGTTAAATATCGCCATGCTCATGCTGTAAAACATGGAGAATCTAAATATTGGTGGCAGGGTGATTGTTCCCCTTGCTATTCTCTGTTTAATATCAACCATATTGATATTACTCAGCCTCTTACGATTTGTGAAGGCTATCTCGATGCCATGGCTATTTGGCAATCTGGTAATCATAATGTAGTGTCTATTCCGGGAGGTGCAACAGACCTAAACTGGATTAAGTATAACTTCGACTTTCTTGAGAAATTTAAGAAGATTATCCTATGGCTTGATAATGATACTGCTGGCGAAGAAGGGACAAAGAAGATTGTTCAAAAGCTAGGCGAGTATCGTTGTTATATTGTAGAGTCTCCTGATTATGCACAGGAAGCTGTTGAAGAATATTACAAGCAATTTAACCAAGAGAAACCTATCCGTAAAACAGATGCCAATAATGTAATGATTGCTATTGATGGCAGTGCAGTTCTAAAAATGATTGCAGATGCCAAAGCAGTAGATAATCCTCGTATTAAGTCCCTGTTTGACTACGAAGAAATGCAACTACAAAACATTCCAAATATTTCATTTGGTGTTCGTTCTCTGAATAAAGTTCTATATGGAAATTTTGAAAGTACGTTAACCTTGATTACAGGAAAATCAGGCGAGGGCAAGAGTTCGGTTCTAAATCAGATTTGCATTGCAGCTCCATTGGAACAAAATAAGAATGTATTTATTTATTCTGGTGAACTTCCAGCCCCGTTCTTACTTGGTAATATTTTTAGACCTCTTGCTTCTAATCGTCATATTATTGAATATGATAATGGCCCAGACCGCCCAAAGGGTTATGCAGTATCAAAACAGGCTACTGAATTAATTCGTCAGTGTTATCACGATAACTTATTTGTATATGATGACAGCATTGAAGGAGATGAATCTTTAAGCACGGATAGTATGGGACTACTACAGCAAATGGACTACGCATACAGAAGATATAATACAACAGTCTTCGTGGTTGATAATATGATGTGTCTATCTTTGAAAGGTTGTTCAGGAGAAACAAAGCTGGAAAAACAGATTGATTTCATCAAGCAACTAAAGTTATTTACAAAACGCTATCCTGTAGAAGTTGCCCTAGTTGCCCATAGTCGTAAGCTCGCACAAGGAGAAACAGAAGTTGGTCTGCAAAGTGTAGCTGGCGCAAGCGAAATCGGAAATCTTTGTGACAGATGTATTGCCTGCAAAATCCTTCATGATGATTCAGAAGGATATAATTTTCAATTGTCCGTTGTAAAAGACCGCCAATCTGGCAAAGCTGGCAAAACCGTGAAGCTCTATTATGATAATTGTTCAATGCGTATTTTTTCGGATGAACAAGAACTTGGTATGAGATACCGTTGGGAAAGAGAATTAGGAAGTAAAATTCACTACGATGAAAAACTAAGTAGTAGAATTGTATCTAATATCCCGGAGCTTAAATTTAGTGCAACGCCAACCTTTGCATCTGAGTCGGATATTCCGGTTGAGTCAGAAAAAGAACCGAATCTTCCGTTCTAACGTGAATTAAAAAAGAGACCGTACTCTTGTACGGTCTCTTTTTTAATTGAATAAACTTTTATAATCGCTAAGTGTCATCCATTTGAAATCTTTATATAATTCTCTTTTACCTTTCATACAGGCAGAAACACACTTTATGCAATATCCATTTTTTACAGCATCTTCCATACAGTCCCATATCTTTACGATATTCATATTGGTATCTAGTTGTACAATTTTGCGCTCATTATCAGCTTTGATACAATATGCGATAACATTTTCTCTTCCCATTTTAATATAGTCGCTTTCCCTCATCCATACATATCCTTTGTAAGAACGGGAGAAGTATTTCCCAGTTAATACTGCTGATATAACATTATAATTCCAACCGTATTTATGTGCTTCTCTAGCAGATTTCCAGCGATGTACGATATTGCCATTCATATCAATTTGTAGAGTTGGAGTTTTGGATTGAGATTCGGAAATTCTTTCTGCATGGGTTCCCCAATTATTGTTTTCCATTGGTGTAGACCAAGTTAAATTATTCGCCCTATTGTTATATTTATTTTCATCTAAATGATTTACGTCTGTTTTATGCTCTGGGTCTGGATTTGGAATATATACTGTTGCTACAACACGATGAACATAAAACTTTCTTGAAATTTCATCGTTAAAAAGACATCCATATAAATATCCTGTGCCATTATCGTGATACGGAACAAATTTTTCTTTTGCGTGTACTTTTACACCATCTTTGCGGTAATAGTCTCTTTCAAACATAAAGATTCTTCCGAAGTCTGAGACAATATATAAACCGCTCATATCTACTCCGTCAACAACACCAATATCACGCCACGTTTCTCCTTCAAGACTTTCTACCATATATTCAACTCCTTATATTAGTACAGGAGAGTATTCCTCTCCATTTAGCATTATATCATACTATCAGAACAAAGTCAAGAGTATTTTTGATTTTTGTATTGCATTTTTTAATAATATGTGATATAATACTAATCAGAAAGGAGTGTTTGAATGCCAAATTATACCGTATATCATTGCCATACCATGCTGTCAAATCCTAATGCTGGGATTGATAGTATTGCTACATTTAAGCAGTATGCAAATCTAGCAAAAGAATGTGGTATGACCGCGCTTGCAATTAGTGAGCATGGATGCTTTTACGAGTGGAAACATAAAAAAGATGCTATTGAAGCTGCTGGGCTAAAATATATCCACGCCTGTGAGTTTTATGTTACAGAGAGCCTTAACGAAAAAATCCGTGACAATTATCACTGCGTTTTGATTGCAAAGAACAAAGATGGATTTTTTGAACTAAATAAGATGTCGAGTCGTGCATATAATCGTGAAGATGGACATTTTTATTACGTTCCTCGTATTACTTTCGCAGAATTGATTGGCACAAGTAACAATATTATTGTATGCACAGCTTGTGTAGCAAATATTTTGTGTAAAGGAAACGAAGAATTAAAAGAGAGATTTGTCAAATTTCTTGCTAGAAACAAAGAGCGTTGTTTTTTAGAGATTCAACATCATAATGTAGAAAAGCAAAAGATTTACAACCAATATCTTTACGAACTAAGTAAGCAAACTGATGTCCCATTAATTACAGGCACAGATTTTCACTGTGCGAACAAATTACAAGAAAAGGCAAGAAAAGTTCTTCAAGCTGGAAAGAGGGTCGTATTTAATGACGACGAAGCACAGTGGGATTTAACGTGGAAGAACTATGATGAACTTGTAGAGGCATATCGTATTCAAGACGCACTTCCTGAGTCTGCTTATCTTGAAGCGATTCAGAATACAAATGTTATGGCTGATATGGTACAGCCATTTACCCTTGATACATCATTTAAATTTCCAAAGATTTATGATGATTCTGAAAAGATTCTACGAGATAAGCTATTCAACGCACAGGCTGTTAGTTCTATTGTAAGAGAAGGTTTCTCAGAAGATGATGTAAGAAACCGCCTTAATCATGAATTTAAGACATTCAAAGCCATTGATTCCGTTGACTATATTATCCTTGCAGACTATATTTCCAGATGGGAGAAAGACCACGGATTCTATACTGGCCCTGCTCGTGGGTCTGCCGCTTCTAGTCTTGCACTTTATTCTCTTGGTGTAACAGAAGTCAATCCTCTTAAATATGGCTTTCATTTTTGGCGCTTTATGGACGAATCTAAGTATAGTCTTCCCGATATTGATACAGACCAGTATTCAAAAGACCGTGATGCAACTAAGCGTTGGATGCTAAAAGACCATTTGGATTTACCTAATATTAAGACTTCTGAGATTATTACATTCAACACTATTGCTTTGCGTGGTGCTATTCGTGATATTGGACGTGGCCTTGACATGCCGCTTGAAACTGTTGATGAAATCGCAAAAGCAGTTTATGAAGCAACAGAAGGCGAAAACAAAGTAACGACAATTGATGATTCTTGGCGTAAGAGATATCCAAAGCTATTTGAGATTGTTGACTTAGTACAAGGCACTGTCACTTCTCTTGGTAGCCATCCTTCTGGTGTTCTTGTTGCAGATAGAGATATTGAATCAGAGCTTGGCATCTGTACTCTTGCTGGTGACGAATACCCTGTTTGTGTCTTGAATATGAAAGAACTTGATTCTCTGAATTGGGTTAAGATGGATGAACTCGCTCTTGATAATGTTGGCGTTATTAATAAATGCTGTGATGTCGCTGGCATTGAACGTATTTCTCCAAAGAATCTTACTTTCGATGATGATAAAGTTTTTGAATCAATTAAGAACGATACATCTCTTATTTTTCAGTTGAATAGTAATTATGGAGAACAAACTATCAAGAAAATTCTTAGTCCCGCATCTTGGAGTAGGATTCACCATGATTATCCGTCTATTACAAAGTTTGATATTATCACTTTTGTGTCTGGTTTAATTCGCCCTTGCGGAAAAGATGTTTACGATAATGCTGTAAATGGCATTGGGTATCATAGTGGCGTTAAGGAAATTGATGATTTACTTGCTTCTACAATGGGTTATCCTATTCTACAGGAACCTATTATGGAATTCGTAATGAAATTCTGTGGGTATACATTCCTAGAAGCGGACAAATTAAGAAAAATTATTGGTAAAAAACTTGGCACAAAAGAACAGTTGCCAATTATCAAGCAGAGATTTGAGGAAAACGGAAAGGTTAGATTGGGACTCTCTCAAGAAAAATCTGATGAAATTATGGATATTTTTCTTGGTTGCGTTCTAAATGCCACTCGTTATAGTTTTTCTCTGGTTCATGCAGTTAGTTATACGTCTATCTCTTATGAATGTGCTTGGCTAAGATACTATTATCCTCTTGAATATATTTGTTGTTGCTTAAATATTTTTGTTGATGATGAAGACAAGACAAATGAGGCATCTGAATATGCAAAATCTATCAAAGTAAAAATCAAGAAACCAAAGTTTAGGTACTCAAAAGCAGAATATTTTGTTGACAAAGAATCTAATTCAATTTATAAAGGTATTGGCTCTGTTAAATTTATGAATCAGTCCTGTGCTGATGATTTATATAATTTACGAGATAACCATTATGATTCCTTTGTGGATTTACTACGAGATATTTACGAGAAAACTTCTGTAAACTCTCGTCAATTAGACATCCTTATTAAGCTAGATTTCTTTGATGAGTTTGGCAATGCTAAAGAACTTCTGCGTCTTGTTAAGATGTATGATATGTTTGGCACAGCAAAGACTTTGAAAAAAGAAAAACTAGCTAACAGTGATGTTGTAAAGGCGATTGTAGAAAGACATTCCATCGGCGTTACCAAAGCTGGTAAGGAATCTAAGTCCTATACTCAACTAGATAATAGTGCTATTATGAATGAATGCGAAACTCTAATTATGTCATTAGGCATCAAACCAATGACCATTAAAGAAAAGGCAGAAATTCAAAAAGAATACATGGGCTATGTCGATATTGCAACTGGAAAGCAAGAGGATAGACCAAAGCTGTATATTCTTGATGTTAAAACACTAAAGTCTAAGGCTAGTGGTAGAGCATGGGCCAGACAAATTACGGCGCAGAGTATTGGTAGTGGCAAACAATCTAATTACACTATCACTTCTAAAAATTACCATGAAGAATTTCAAGTTGGTGATGTAATACTCTGTAAGCATCTTGAAAAACAGAAAGATTATTGGCACATAACTAACTATGAAGTTCTTGTAAATATCTAAAATAGTTTTAGGGCAGGGTATTGACAAACCCTGCCCTTTTTGCTATAATACTTATAGAAAGTGAGGGATTATAAATGAATGTAAAATATTATATTCTTAATGGCGTTTCTACTGCTGGTAAAGATACCTTCGTGAATATGTGTAACGGTTATGACGGACACAAGATTTTTTGTTTCCAGTTTTCTAGCGTGGGTTGGGTTAAAGAAATAGCATATAAGCTTGGTTGGGATGGCAACAAGGACGAAAAGGGGCGTAACCTTCTTAGTGGTCTAAAACATCTTCTTACGAAATATGATGACGTACCGTTTAAAGAAACCGTTAAACAGATTTATTATTGGACAGAACCAATTGGGCATATCACACAGAATTATATTTTTAATTACGAATATACTCTTGTGTTTATTGATGTCCGTGAACCAGAAGAAATTGAGAAGTATAAGAAAGAGTTCCATGCAAAGACGATTCTAATTCGTAATCCAGAAGCAGAAGCAAAAGCATCCAACGAGAGTGACATGGATGTTCTAAATTATAATTATGACTATATTATTTGGAATCGCCATGATAAGAAAGTTCTCATGAATAATGCTGATAGGTTTATTAGGTACGAATGTTTTAATGATGGAACTTATAAATATCCAATTGAAATTGACAATGGTGTGGCTATTAAATTAGGTGAATAATATGAAATTTAAGATTAAGTCTGTTGGCTATTGGAATAAACCGCTCGAAGAAACATATCCTGTTCTTAACTTTTATAAGTTTGAGCAGAAAACCCGTAGTGGTTATTGCTGGACTGAATATTTTGGTGAAATTGAACTTGATACGCTAGAAGATTTGGTTATGCTAGAGCATAATCTTAATAAGCAGATTGTTCTTATTCAAAACAAACCAATTCCAGTTATTGTGATTTATGACGATTATATTGAATGAGGTGATTTAAATGAAGCTGATTGAGGGCAAATACGCTGCTGCAAAAATATTTACTGATAACATTGAAGAATCCGCATCTCAGCAGATTCTAGCTTTGTGTAATCAGAGTTTTGTGGATGGATGCAAAATCCGTATTATGCCAGATGTCCATGCTGGCACTGGTTGTGTTATTGGATTTACTGCTAATTTAGGAGATAAGGTTATTCCTTCCATTGTTGGTGTAGATATCGGTTGTCTTGATAAAGATACCGAGATTCTAACTCCGAGAGGTTGGGTAAAAATTTCCGAATATTGCGGAGATAAAATTCTTGTATATGACAAATTGACTGGTAAAGCATTTTTTGATTTACCATACGCATATATTAAGACTCCTTGTAATAAGTTTTATCATTTCCATACGTCAAAAGGGTTAGACCAGATGTTATCCCCAGAACATAAAATGCTTCTTTGGTGTGGGCATAATCAAAAGGGGTATCAGCAAGAAATTGGACTTGCAGAAGAAATTGTCCATAAGTTAAGAAGTTTGAAAAAGGCTGACAACTATCACGTTAAAGCGACTTTTTCTTATGAAGGCTCTTCGATTGATATATCTGATACGATGATTCGGATTCTTGTTATGATTAGTGCAGACGGTAGGGTTCGTTATAACGAAAATACGAACAAAACGTATGTTGAGATGCACTTTAAAAAAGAGCGGAAAGTTTCGAGATGTAAACAACTTCTTGAAAGTGAAAATCTATCGTTTAAAGCTTCGGCGGGTAAAGATGGGTCAACATATATATGGTTTACCTTAAATGGAGCGATTTCAAAATCTTTATGTATGTTTTATGGAGCGTCCAAGAATCAACTAGCCGTTGTAATTGATGAAATATATCGTTGGGATGGAACGATTGACGAAAAAAGAGACCACAAATCTTATTGTTCGGTAGTAAAAGGGAACGCGGACGTTGTTCAATTTGCTCTTGCCGCAAACGGTATTAGGTGCGGAATTTCAAAAATTGTTCCTAAAAATCCAAAACATAGTCCAGCGTATGTAACGTATGAGACCAAAAATGAATACGTTGGTTTAATTCCGAATATTGACGAGGTGCAAAGCGTTGATGGATATAAATATTGTTTTACTACATCAACAGGGTTCTTTATTATACGTCGTAACAACTGTATTTCTATTACTGGGAATTGTGGGATGTTGGTTGCAGAGCTTGGTAAGAATCATATTGAACCTAAAAAACTAGACGATGTAATTCATAAGCGTGTTCCTGCTGGAATGGCTGTTCACGAAAAACCAACTCTCGAAGAGAATTTTCTGGATAATTTAACTTGTAAAGATTTTTTGCATAATATTGATTGGATTATTCGTAGTCTTGGCACTCTTGGCGGCGGTAATCACTTCATTGAACTGGATGAAGATGATAACGACAATCAATATTTGGTAATTCACACTGGAAGCCGCAATCTTGGGAAACAGGTGGCAGAGTACCACCAAAATGTTGCAATTTCAAATCTAAAAGGGAAAAACAAAAAGAAAGAAATTATTAATGCCCTTATCAAGCAGTTAAAGGCAGAGAAAAAAGAAAAGGAAATTTCTCAGAGACTTTTTGAGTTAAATTTTAAGTTTCCCGATATTCCAAATGAGCTTTGTTATCTTGAGGGTGAAGACCGCGAAGCATATCTTTGTGATATGCTTATTTGCCAGAGATTTGCAAATATGAATAGACTTCATATTATGAATGAAATTCTTAATGGTGTTGGTTTGAAAGAGAAAATTCCAGAAATTCATTTCTTCCAGACGGTTCATAATTACATTGATGTGTCTGACAATATCATTAGAAAGGGTTCTGTTTCTGCTAAGAAGGGCGAGAAGCTAATTATTCCTCTAAACATGAAGGATGGAAGTCTGATTTGCATTGGCAAGGGTAATCCTGATTGGAACTACTCTGCACCTCATGGTGCTGGCAGAATGTATAGCCGGGTGGCAGCTAAGAAAGCATTTAGCATAGACGAGTTCAAGAAGCAGATGGATGGAATTTATTCAACCTCTGTGAACGAAGATACGCTGGATGAATGCCCAATGGCATATAAACCAGCACAGGAAATTATCGACGCAATTTCTCCTACTGTTGAAATTATAAATCACATCAAACCTGTTTATAACTTCAAAGCTGGTGAATAAAAGATTTCTTTCATTGAGGATTCAACATGGACAATATTTATACAGAAAGAAAGGCATATAACAATACAATTTCTGTGAAGCTACTAATACCGGGTGGTTGCAATGCAAATTGTGTATTTTGCTATATGAAAGATTATGGCGGTGTATTAAAAAATAATAAGACCGCATTTTTAAGCAACTTTATAGAATCATTAAATTATATAATTAATAAAGTGGGGAATAAGAATCCTATATCTATTGATATTACGGGGAATGAGCCAACTTATGATGTAGAGTTTCTGAAGGATGTTTTAACCAAATTAAAACAGTATGATATAAAGCACAAGGTTTCAAGAGTTACTATGACCACAAACGGTTATAACCTTGAGAAACTAATTCCTTATCTTGATGGCGTTGTAGACTATATAAATATATCTGTTCATGACTATAGAAAAGAAGAAAGAAATGACGTGTTCAGATTCAAAGATAACAATTATATTCACGAAAAAGATTATAGTCGTATTACAAAAGAATTGTTGAATATTGGAATTACTTGTTCTGCCGTAGCTGTATTATATAAAGAGATTGACAATTTTAAAGAATGGGTGGACGAGTTCATCAAATGGTGTAAAAATAACGGATTTGTTAGCCTTAGATTTAGATATGATGTATTTTGGGAAAATGGAAGAGGTATATTTGATAGATATATGGAACAAGCACTTTCTGACAGCAAAAATTTTCAAATAATCACTCATGAAAATACGAATGATTCTCATTGGTGCAGATTAAGAATGAATGATAAATTCAGGGTATTTTTTCTGCATGGGGTGTTGAACACCACAGAATATACCAAAGGAATTGAGTATGTTATTCATGATGATGGTAAATGCTATACAGATTTTTATAAAAAAACTCCTATAGAAGAGTACAAATACGAAATTGGGAAAATTTATGATAAAATTATTTAAGAGGCGAGATTGTTTCTTATGATAGACAAAGATACAAGAAAATTGATTGCAGAAGCGTGTGACGATATCCTGTCGTGCGGAGAAAACAAAAGATTTTGGCGTAAGATGAAATCTGTTGCCCTTAATGCTTCCGATGAGGATTTTAACAGGTTTGTACAAGAAACTTACAAAAGAAAAGGCGGGTTGGGGTTTCTTGTTTTACTTGGTATGCAAGTTGGATTTATCAACAAACTTAATAGCCTTTGTGATATAAGAGATTTCCCACTTGGAGACCATGCTGCTGTATTTCATGTTTCAGAAGAAAAATCTGATTTATGGCAAACTTCCCACTTGACAGAGGATATGATTGTAAGGTATAATAGTAATAAAGGAGAATAATTATGTTCAAGAGCACCGATAAGAAGCTAGAAGAAATCGGCTTTAAGAAAGTAAGGGAAGACAAGTGGGCAGTCGTATATGAGCGCTATAATAACATTGATAAATATATGCAAGTCTTAACTGTTGTTCATAAGGCAGATGGAAACAATATTATTCAATCCTATGATAAGGATACGTTTGATAAACGTTTTAAGGGTAATATTTGTGTTGGGTTAACTGGATACGAAACTAAGCTAATCCTAAAGAAAATGAAACAACTTGGTTGGTATAGCAAGTAAGGAGAGTAACTATGTATAATATTCCACAAGAAATAATTGATGAATTTAACAAGAAGATGAAATACATCTCAGAAAATCAGTGGCGTACAGAAGACGCTCATATTGAGATGGACGATGTAATGTGTGATACTCTTAAAAAACTTGGATTTGAAAAAGGTATTGATATTTTTGAACACACCGAAAAATGGTATTCATAAATTTTTGTTTTTAGGAGTGTTTAATGGCTTATTCACCAGTTGGCAAATTCAAAAATAAGAAATCAAACAATGAATCTCTATTAAAGCATATAAGAGACAGTATTGACAAAGAGTATCGTAAAGCTACTCAGTCTGGCGATTGGAATAATTATAGCTTTGTTTATAATGCATATTATAATTATAGATTAAACGGTGGCAATAGTTATTACATTAAAGCTGTTGTAGAAAAATACAAAAGTCAATATGAAAGACAACAAAACCAGAAAAATATCGAGATATCACAACATGATGCTTTGCTTAATATAACTAGCGTTGCGTTAGATGGTACAAAAGATACGATAACTGTTTCAGGTGGTTATGGCAATAAGACGCTTGCGGAATTTGGCGAACAAGTAGATGATGCCTGTTTTCTTCCAATAGCAGAGGTAGTTGAAGGGACAAAGTTAGACTATCATAATACTACAGAAACAAAACATAAAACTTTTGGAGAAATGTCTTATGAAGAAAAAATTAAATCTGTAAATAAACAGATTGATGATTTGCTTGATTTTATCGAAAGAAATAAACAAGCTAAATATAACACATGGAAGAAGGAGTTTCATAATGGAAGCAGTAAGTTATGAAGAAATTAAAGCGGCTCTGGATAAGGTAGGGCAAACCGATTCGGTAGATAATATCAAATTCGCCCGTGTAGATGATTCTGTTAAATTTCCTACTAAGCGTAGCGAGGATGGTTGTTATGATATCTATGCATATATTACAGAAGATTTTATAATTCCGTCTCATACTAACGAACTTATCCCTACCGGTTTGTATAGTGCGTTTGATAAGAAATATCGTATCGCTATCCGTGAGCGTGGCTCTAATACAAAGGCAAATATGATTGTAATGGCTGGTCAGATTGACTCTGGATATCGTGGCGAATGGTTTGTGTCAATTTATAATGGTAACAACAAAGATATTATCTTATCAAATGATGTTGATAGAGTCTTTGATAACGGCAATGTTATTTATGTTCCTACATCGAAAGCTATTGCCCAATTTGCCGTTGAATACGTTCCAATTGTAAATATTTCTGAAATTAGTGTGGAAGAACTACAAAAGATTGATTCTGAACGTGGAATTGGCGCTCTTGGGAGTAGTAATAAATAAGTCTTGACTTTTGATTGAGACTTTGATATAATATTTATAAAGGAGGTCGATATAATGTTCGACAAAGATACTAAAGACGCTAGACTAAAAACCACAGGCGTGCTAACACTTCTTAACCAATATTTTTACCTCATTCAGCTAGACCTATCTAATCTTGAGCAACTAATTCTGATTCTAAATTCTCTAAAGCGTGAAGCGGATGCTCTTTCTAACGATGGCAAAGGCGGTTCTCGTGTTGTAATTTCGGGTTTCTATCTAAATGATTGGATTGATGATTGCATGACTATTTACAATGGCGCTCTCGAACTAATCAATGTTGTCTCAAAAGATAAGGAGAAAAAGTGATGCCAAAGATGAATGTGTTTATTAGTCAGCCTATGAATGGTAAGAAAACAGAAGAAATTGAATATGAGCGTGAACAATTTGTTAAAGACCTAAAGAAGTATCTAGGTGAAGATATCAATATCCTTGATACTATCTTCCATTTTGCAGAAGATGTCCCGTCTCTTGTTTATCTTGGTCGTTCTCTTGAGGTTCTTGCAAAGGCAGACCTAGCCGTGTTTATGGATGGCTGGGAGAATGCTCGTGGTTGCAAAATTGAACATCAGGCGGCTAAAGATTATGACATTCCTACGCTTGAGCTTAATGGCGCATGGTATCCTTGTACTTAATAGGTGATAATATGGCTGGTATTCGTGAAGTACGCTATAGTGACAAACAGACGATTGAAAGTTTGCCATTAGGAACTGTTTTTAAATATAAAGACAGGTGGTATATCAGGTCTGATATCTATTTCCATGACGATATGGAATTGACGCTTAGACAGCTTGGCGTATGTGATGATTGTATCGCCCATAGTTATTATTGTCTAGGTGTTGACTTGGTGACAGGATATCCAGAGTTAGCAGAGCATCAATATTCGTGGTGTCGTCCAGAAGCGATTGCCAGTGAGATTGATATTAAAATGAAAATCTAAAAACGCTAAAAAGAAGGAGACGTATCGAAACGATACGTCTCCTTTAATATATGGATTAAACTGTTAGAAGTTTTTTCCAAGTTGTTTTTTGGGCTGTTAGTTCACCGTCAACCACACATCCATGGTCTTTTTGGAATTGTTTTACAGCATTGTCAAATTTAACACCAGCAATACCATCAGCATTGCCACAATCATATCCAAGATAATTTAGATATTCTTGTAATGGCTTTACAACTGCGTGTCTGTTATTTTTAGTTTTACTAATAGTGATTGTCGCTGCAATTGTTTTTCTTCCTGCAATACCATCTGTGGTTACACAGAGAGCAGATTGAATTTGTTTGATGTAGTCTTTTTTGGTTTTAATATTTGGCTGACCACCAAAAAAAGATTCGTCAATAATTTTATCGCAATCTAATCTATTGAAACCCGGGATTCTCATTGGGTTAGAACTTGAATATTGCCATAGTACGACATTCTTTTTATAAGAATAATCGCTTGCATAATGAGCAACCCAAACAGGATATGGTAGCTGGCTCATATCCAAATTAGTCTTAAACCAACTAGAAGAAGCATATATGCCAGCTTGTTTACCGGATGCAATAATGGTGTCACAGAAGCCTTTGGCCGCAGCTGTTCTGGATTTAACAGAAATTGCATCAGCTCTACCGTTGCGTTTCTCATTGCTAAATTCAGAGTCGAACCAGATACCAAGAGTTGCATTTTTGTAATATTCGCTGTTAATTATAGCGCTAGCTTCTTCGACTCCTTCTTGTTTATTAATGGCTTGTGAGAAGAAATACAGGCCGTAAGGAATGTTATATTGTTGGCACTTAAAAACGTTGTAAGCGATACAATTATCTAATTTTATTGCGCCGTTCCCATATCCACGATACCCAAAGCGAATGATAATCCCTGTTAAATTATCCTTGAAATACTCCCATTGATAGTCTGAAATTTTGCCTTGCGCATAGGAAATATCTATAATGTTTTTCAATCTATCACCTCTTTATAATGTTATTCGTTGCCAATAATTACTCCATCTTTAATGAGTGCGTCATCTCTCATAATAATACATGGCAAAACACCATGAGTGTAGGGCGCGGAATAATAGCTATGGTCTTGATTGCCACTTGATGTGACAGTATAAAATTGTCCGCTATCCCAAGCAGAAGCGGTTCTAGTCCAATATTCGGTCGGCACTCCATTTAATGTTTTAATTCTTTTCGATGCAGCACTATCAAAATAATCAAGTTTGGCTCCGTCAGTATACTGATTGTAATTAACACTCTGACCAAGCTCGATAGGGCTAGGAGTAAATACCCTGCGCGATATGCCGCTTGATAGCACATATACCTGATAGCTAAAACTGTCATCGTCATTTCTTGTAACATGGACATATGGTATTGTTGCGGTTCTAATATAATCTTTGACGTTACTGTCTGTTCCAATCATATTATAAAATGTCGTATTTAGATAGGAATCAACGTCACTGTCTGGATATTGTATTCCATCCATACGACTGGTTTCATAAAGTGCGTCCAACATAAGCCACACACCGTTGCAATTGCTACCGTATTTACTCGTGTCTGGATTTCCTCTGTGCACAATACGCCATGTCAGTTTTTGACCATTAACGTCAATTTTAACAGTTTGACCAATAGAATAATCCCACAAATATTCATTAAGTGTTTGTTGCAAAACCGTTCCATTGCTATCCACAAGGATGTCATTAGGGAGAATCATGACTGGACGAATCCCGTGAGTCTCGTCAGTGCGTCCCCGTCCGTAGGCTCCGTTTGTTTGTGGTTTTACACATTGGTATCCGGGCCACTGTGCCTTGCGCGGCGTTCTCATCCACCATTCGACAGCCGTCCCATTATAAGTGGCAACCCGTTTAGAACTGGCGTTATTTGTCTTGTCAAAATAATCAAGTTTTGCTCCGTCTTTGTCATATATTGAAGTGTCATCAGAATCATATCTCTGATTGTAAAAACCAGCTTCTACAGCAGATAGAAGAAAAATCTTTGTCGAAAATCCATTATTTAAAGTGTATGCATTATTTCTATCAGCAAGCACATTGTAATATGGAATAGTGGCTGTTTTTACATATTTCTTTATAGTTAATTGATTATAAAAAGTATTATTAAGCCAATCACATATAGAGCTGGACGTAAACAAAGAGTCTCTAGGGGAGTTGTATAGTTTTGCTGCGAGGCAGTCCTTAGCCATAATCCAAGTACCATTACAATCTGTCGGATATATAGTTGTGTTTGGGTTTCCTTGATGAACAATAATAAATTCTTCGCTTCCGTATATTCCCTTTACAACGCTTCCTACTGGCAGCTCACTAATAGGAACGATACTCTGATACCATAGTCTTGCTACGCCGTTTTGGTCACCAATATATGCTTTCTTAACTTGAGATGCGACGCCATTTTGTCCGATATATATATTTTGTATCTTTCTTGCTGTATCGTTAACCCCAAAATATCCGTTAGGCATATCTTACCTCCTATTATACATAGTATAGGTAAACTACACCGGTTTCAAGCGGCGAAGTTCCTGCTGTTAGGTCTGTTGTTCCAGCCGTAATTTTAGTTGGGATAAATCCAATCGCAGAACTTACGTTGTCTTGTGTTAAACTTACAGAACCATCACTGACTGTCAGATTTTGACCAATTTTAACCGCACCTTTTGTTGTGGAGGTTGCGTCCGGAACGCTAATCGTGCCATCGCTTGCAATTTTGACATTTTCACCGCCAGCTTTTACACCACCAACATATGCGTTTGCAGCAGGAGAAACAGAAATGATTCCGGCTTCATCTACTGCAATGCCAGAACCAATCCTTACTACGCCAGTATTACTTGCGCCAGCAACGTCTTCGGATGTTATTATCGTTGTTTCTTTTAGTGGAGAAATTTTAAATTCTGACGTTGTTACATTGGGACTTTCTTCCAGCACGAACTCCCAATTATTTTTGTCACTTGTCGTGACCGTTACAGCTACCTTTAAATTTGTTGACGTCACAGATATCCATAATTCTGCACTACTGGTTCCGTTTCCACCAGATGTAGGAACTAAATATACGGTTGACACACTTTCGATATCGTCTACTAGCGCTGTATCTTGTTGTAGAGAATTCCAGTTATTTGTATAACTGTCTTCAAAAAACGTGTACGCAGTATTTAATAATTCTGCGGTTTCTTGTGCCTTATCATGAATGCAGATATTTTCTCCAACAAAACCCTCTACCATAACGCTCTGAATTTCTTGAATTTTTGTACTTAAAGTCCCGTCAATATACATATTGACAGAGACTTTAAGAAAATCATTATCAGATGTGTTTTTAATATTTCCGATATGTAGCCATACGTCTTCATTGATGTCAGTGGAGCTATTGAAATATGCTTCCTTAGACAAAACATATCCTTTTGGGGATGAAATATCGACAGTAGAAGAATCGTTGTTACCCTTTCTAACTGTAAGCGTTCCGTCTTTTGCTTCGATATCTTTTACATAAGTAGAATTAATGTCATTGCCGACACCATCATGAATAGCTGTTTGAGCAGTACCGGCGATGTTGATATTCCAGTTTCCAGAAGCCCCTTCGCCTGTCTTTGTGGGAACGGACTCTTTTAATTTTCCATAAGCATTATCAATTTTGGTCATGTTGCTATCTGTATAACCAAACGTTTCATCAAACCATAACTTAGATAAGTTATCTTTGTCTGTTGTAGAGTCATATAGAGAAAGACTTAGATTTGTTGTAGATTTGGGCATTTAATCACCTCTATTTAAATTATTCTGTTGTGCTTTTCGCGTTTGCTCTTGATTCAATCAAGTCATCTATCGTATTGCTTCCGAAGAAGTCCCGCTCAAGTGTATCTTGCGTGATATCTTTTATCTTCTTATAAGTAATTTTTGTAATAATTACATCAGAAATTTTTTGAATACCAATTCCAATTTTTTCTATTGGAATATAGTTTTCCGAAATTCTAGTTGTCATATTAGACAAAAATCTTATTTTGATTTTGGCTGGCTTTGTTGATATTGTATATTTACTAAGCGAATCATAAAACTCCGCATCTGTGTAAAGTGAAGTTTCAGAGTTCATATAATATTTAAAGAAAGCTTTATCCGCTTTGGGAAAGAAAGCCAATTTAGAAACAAATTTTCCGTGGCTAAGAATGAATAGTTGTTTTTTTTGTATACCACAGTAGAATGCGACCCTAGCGACAGCCCCAAGAAGAAATGCATAGACGATATTTAAGTCTACTATCTTTATTTTAATAGGCTGCACAAAATCGTTAGAAATGTAGGAAATAATTCTGTCCGTTGGCAGAATATCCTCCTTTTTCTTTATCATAACGATACCGTCTACGGTTTCAACTCTCGCTGTTCTTTCTCCGTAAGAAGTATTCATGTGATAATCTCTGTCACATATTTTTATTCTGATAGGTGAAATCATAATATCACCTCGTTTTTTTCAAATAATCAAACATTCTCAAGAGAGAAAATTGCGCCGCCAGATTTAACAATAAGTTGTGAATCAGGGGTTAGGATTCTTGCATTAGCAAAAGTGCCCCAAATTTCACAATCACTACCGCTGGCAGAACTAGATAGAAAGAAATAAGGGACGGTAATCTGGTTACCGCCAGTAATCTCACTCATAGTAATAGCATTACGGTTAGAGACAAAGCTCAAAGTATAAGTGCTATTATAGTTTGGGGTAGTAAAATTGGTCTGGTTGTTTGCAATCTGTGTACGAGAATAACCGGGATTGGTCGGTTCTGCGCCAGAAGGAATCACACCGTTAGTAATAGGTTGAGTAGATAGACCAAAATACCAGTTAGAGGGTGGAACATAGTTTTGTCCACCAAAAATTTCTGCGTTGAGCTTATTCGCAAAGTCCTTGGAAATCATATATAATCCTCCTTATTAGAAGTAGTCTTGAATTTTTTCTTTAAATAATACGAATCCTTGTGCCCGAAGAAAGTCCTTCCTTGGACTTCCATCACCAAAATCATAGTGCAAGATAATCTGTTGCATATATTTACCGTAAATAAGAGACTTTGTATTTTCGTCACTTAAATTTACATAGACAACATTTGTATCAGGGTCAATATATACGTCATCTGTTTTTGCATTATCTTGAGTAGATTCTAGTTGGAGCAAAGGATTCTGTGGCTGTCCATATGGACACAGACGCCATTCAACAGTAGTCGTATCGGTATCGGATTTAACAAGAGGGATTTCATGCTCATTATAGTCAATAAATTGAATCGGGATTGTTACAGTGTCCCCTTGAAAAAATTGGACATCATCAATTTGCTGTACGAACATCTTAAATTGACTTGAATCAATTCTCTGCAATATCATCAACCTCTTTTCTTGCACGTTTAGGCTTGGGCTTGGAAGAATCAACGGGAACGATTTCTTGGTTGTTCTTCGTCTCTTCCCTAAGCGATTCAACCATCTCTTGAATCTGCTTTTGCATTGCTTTCTGCACATCTTTTTCGTAAGTTACAATATCCTTTTCAAGCTGTGTCATAGCGTCAAGACAATTACCAAGGGTCTTGATATTGCCATATCCTGAAACAGAAATAATGTTTAACGCTTGCTTGATTTTTTCAACTTGGGAAATTAAATCTTGTGTGTTCATATTTACCTCTTTTATTCATTATGATTTAGTAAGAACATTTATAGTTTGGCCCCCAACCGTAATTGTTTTCCAACTCAAAGCATTAGATTCTGTTATGTCGAATTTCGTGTTAATATCGCCCTTTGTATAGTAGTTTTCTTTTAAATATGCATCGGTGTCAGTCCATGTCTTATAATATGTTAAATCTGACGAGTTCTTACCAATATAAATGGTGTCGAGATAACTATTATTTTTGGCGATAGCAGAATCTAGGCTTGTTGCATCAATAATTTGGTAACCAGCAGAAGTGAAATCTTCCATCATTTGGGCTATATTTCTCCTTGAATAATAATTCCAAATATTACGCCAGCCGTCAGAATCTTTTCTGCCAATCAGATTTAGAATAGCAACGTATGGGCCAGCAAGAAAGAAAGTAACAAGAGTTTTGATGCAATCCCAAATGCCGCCAGTAAGCCCATTACCAGAGTCCTCTACAACACCGTCATTGCCTTTAATTGGCGTGATTTCTCCACTTGGTTTTGGTACTTCGTTGCCATCAATTCTAACACCAGAAGTATTCATGTGCCCATCTCTAGTAAGTAAGAATAGCGGGTCGCCATTCTCGTCTTTTGTTAGAGAAGTAATGGAACCATTATTACCATCAATAATATAACCGGTATTGGAACCGTCGCCAACAATAATTTTACCGCCAGTGATTGTTAAATTACCATTTTCGTCAACTTTAAATACGCTCAAATCATCACCAGCTGTTTTACGGGCAATATCAAGACCAATGTCAGGACTCATCCGAATACTCATATTGTCATTACTGATTGACAAGCCGTTTTCATTTACTTCAAAAGTATTAGAAGAATTAGAAATGATGAGGTTATTACCCATAATTAGCTTACCAACAATACTATCTGCAATCAAACCATAAGATTCAACTCCATCAACAATAGTCTTACCGAATACTGCTTTCGTAGTAGCCCAGCCGTCAGTCGTAAAACAAATCTTATTGTTGGATATCCAGAGTTGTTCAGGGTCAAACCCATTGATATTGTCATCTTCTGACGATTTTTTACGCCCTTTAATGCCATAACTACCAAATGTAAATTCGTTATCTTCTGTGGACTTAATAGCTTGGTTAGCGGCAACTAGAGCAGTCTTAGTGTATTTTGTGACTGCATCAATTGTACCATTAGTAACTGGCTGAGAGACGGCAGATAACAAAGAACCAACGCTAGAAACTGCGCTTGTTGTTTCATTGTGAAGTTCATCAAAGGTATACGTTTCATCAGATAGTCTAAATCTGTTACCAAACGTCATAGAAAAACTATCTGGGTCATCATATTGAATTTCCATTTCTTGAAGGTATGGATAAACCCAGTTGTCGTCTTCTAGTTGTACATTTAAAATAGAACCAAATAAACTTCCTTTATTTTTTTCGATAGAGAGTAGCTGGTCGATGAATGGCTTAAATTTTTCTATGAACAGGAAATTTGCACTATCCAGTTCAAAGCTAAAACTAGGCTGACTTACTACCTTTAGTTTTTCATAACCAGCGTCTACAAGCTGATTGGCAACATAGATATCATCCATAATAACGTCATCTTGGCTTAGTTCTTCAATTGTTTTGATAACCATATCGCCATTTGCTTGGATAACCTCTACTTTTGTTGAAGTATTAGAATAATCCTTTGTCTGCATACTGTCAGTTACAATAAAGGAATCGTCTGAAAAACTACCTTCAATAATAAACGGGTCAAGTTCTAGCTTTTCTTCGTCAGTAAAATTGGTCTCGTAAGAATACTGTTTTACAAGTTTGTCTCGTTCATTCTGAATATTTTCAATTTCCTTCGTTAGAGCTTCGATAGAATATTTAGCATATCCCGTTTCCGGAGTTATACTATGGTCTACAACATTATCAGAAATAGAATCTCCATTTGCCACAAGAGCAGAATTTGCGGGAACGTTATAGTCTTGGTTTCTTGACGGAGTTTCTGTATTTCCGATATCAGTAAAGTCTTCTTTTTTGACTGTATATAGCTTACCACCATTTTTTAGAATATTCATATTAGCTTCGCAAGCCTGTGAATAATTCTTCCAATAAGCGTACAGAGTAATATTATGGTTGCTATCTGTTGTATATTCCGCAACTTGATAGTAGTCTACGATAGTGTAGTTATTTTTTTTAGCTTCTCCAAAAGTGACATATCCTTCTTTAGAACTTAGAAAACTAGACCATTTAGCGTAGACCTGTAGATTATCAATATCAGAATAGTCAGTATATAGAGACATATTCTGTTGAGCAGAATCATAATAGGTCTGCATTTGTGTTAGCATAGCTTTCTGGGTCAAGAGTAGTAGGTTAAATTTCTTTTGCAAGGAAGTCCAATAACCATAAGAGCCAGTGGATTTATCATAAATAGCCTCTTTATTTGCTTTCTCCCACTCAAGAACCTTTTTCTTTAGGGCGTTATTTGTAATCCACTCATTGTAATTCTCGTAATAATTACTTGCGGTTTTATCAAGAACGCCAGTATAATAATCAAGACAGAAAATCTTCTTCGTGCCGTTCGGGTTTACTTTCGCAATACTTAGGTCTTCTGCGCCAGACACGTTTAAAACGGTGAAGATGTCATCTGATAGCTCGCTAACGGTGGCGCTTTTTAGAAGGTTATCGAAAGACAACACAATACTTGTATTTTTGATAACCTCAGAAGTATCATATGCGTTTACGACATAATTTTCGTTATCAAATACAAACAAAGCCTCGTAGGACTGAGATACTTCATTCGTCAAAAAGCCATATAGTCCTTTGTCTGTTTCGCTAAAAGAGCGAGATTTACTTTTTAGAGAAGGGCTAATATAACCAATAGACCATTGAGGCGCTACTTCGATTAGCTGATGAAGTAGAGATTTTTCGGGTTGAGATTCTCGATAAAAGAAATAATTACTTGTGACAATTGTAGTGCTTGATGTATTGTTGATATCGCCAGCAGTTGTTATAAAGGTTAGATTGATTCCTTTATTATTTAAAAGATATTCAGCAGAATAAGCAACAATTGATTTATGAGGAACTTTGTCTTCAAATTCTTCATCATCACTAACAATAGTGAAGTAGCCAAACCCATCAATATGAATGAGCTTATTCTTTTTTAGTCTTTTGTAACAGGGGTTAACTTTATTGTTTGTCTTGCGATACATTGTAAAGGTAACTTCTGAACAAGAACCCCATTTAGGAGAGATTACTAGCTCGGAAATACCAGAAACAATTCCAATTGTTTTTTTATTTGGGTTACATAACTCAATAAGTGGGTATTCATACCTTTTATTTAAATCAAAAGTAAAATTAATAGTAACTCCCCCCTAACCGTTTAGCATTTTGACAAACTATATACATGCTGTCTGCAACCCCATATACAGATAGCACACTTAACCCTCTAGGAATTTTAAGAAAATTCTTGTTAAATTTAGAGAATAAATCTTCTGAGTATGAATCATTTAGCATCATGATACAGTTCTTATTATCAAGATAAACAGTGTCATTTGCAGATAAGTTAGAGAAATTGGTTGTAACGTTATAATCCAAAGCCTTGGTAATGCAAGAAATAGGAAGATTATTTATTCTGCAATAACAGCTGCATTCATTATATGTTGAATTATTTAACAGAATACTTCCATCTTTCTCAACCATATATTTACCTTCACTATAATGTTTTACGTTAATGCTAAAATTGCCGTCTTTTGCCATATGAAATTTAAGAACTGGTTTCATAAGCTCAAAATCGTCTGAATAATTCACAAATTGAAATGTGTTGACTTTTGTTACATCTGAATTTAGAGTATACTTTTGGATTCTCTCAAACTCATGTGCATATGGAGCATCACATTCTACTGTGGCAGATACTCCACGATATCCGTCAGCATAAATTAAATCTTCATTTAAATGGATAATGCAGTTATAATAGAACCGGTCAAAGTTTTCTGCACAGATTTGAAGCTGCTCATACCCAACAGGAGAAGTTAACCAGTTCTTTAAGTCAATTAGCTCATAAATATCAACTGCTTGGTCATAAACAATTTCGACAGGAAACTGCAACACACTATCATATTCTGTGTCAAGATATTGTTTATTTGGATTTCTTCTAATAGAGGCTGTAACAAGACTTTTGTCTCCACCAGAAGTTCGATTTGTATAAGAGTTGTCAATAAATACCAAAGAGACATTTCGCAACTCACTTTGAATGCCATTGAAAATAAAAGGATATCCCATCGGCATTAAATATCACCTCTTTATAAATAAAGCCGACTTATTAAGCGTGCTTAATAGTATCGGCAATTTAACAATTAAATCGTTGCTGCTTTTACGTTTCTATAGCCACCAATTCTAGTTTGGTTATTGATAGTTCTTAGAACTTTATTCACAATGTTGTCTGCTTCTTTCCTCAAAGAGTTTACGGTAGAAGCATCTGCGTCTCCCTGAATATTAATAGGCATAGAGATATTAATAGAAGAGCTGTTGGAGCTAGAGTACGTTCTGGTATTTACTCTTGCGGTTTTAACGGCAGAGTCTACAGCACTTCCAAATGGACTTCCCGTAAATCTATTACTACTGCCGGAACTATTTGCTCCATTTGCCCATGTAGGCACAATAGCCTCTCCAACTTTTAGAATGGATACAGTCTCGTCACTTCCGAGTCCTAACATTTTGTCCAACATAGGATTCTGTTTTTTTACATAATCAGCACCAGTATGGTGTTTTTTAAATAGACTAGATATGGCTTTCCCGGCTGATATCAGCAGACCACCGGGCAAGAAAGGAAGTATCAGGTTTCCGATTGTTCCAAGTATTTTTTTACCAGTAGATTTATCTTTGTCTTTCCAGAGCTTGATGTTATTGTACCATGTACTAACATTTGCCAAGGCACCAGACAAAACGCCTGCTCCTATTGCAGCGATTGGAAGTGCGCTAGATAGGCCCGCACCAGCTAAACCAATGCCTCCCATACCGCCTGTAACTCCACTAGCCATTCCTCCAATACCAGAGAATATACCAGATATACCTTTGGTTGCAATCTGCCCTATCCCGCTGGCAAATCTATTCAAATTGCTTAGTAAACTATTTGCTGTTCCAGCCAGACTGGAAATAATTCCCTTGCCACTTGTCCCAATCGTATTTAGTGAAGATATACCATTAGATGTTAATCTTCTCATAAATCCATTACTAGAATTAAAAATAGACTTAACGCCATTTGTTGTATTGCTGATAATACTTTTTATACCTTTTGTCGCACTCTTGACAATTCCGTTATTATAATTTGAAACATTATTTAGCGTGTCACTACCAATATCTGCTAGGCTTTTATATCCTTTTTTGATTATCCCAGTTACGTCAGAATCAATACCAGTACCAAATAATTTATTATAACCAGTAAGCAATTGTGTCACTGTATCTTGACCAGTGCCAATTAATGCTTTGCTAATTAGGTTCTTGACAAAATCACTACTAAGGATTTTAATAAATGTATTGAAACCATTTTGGATATTCCCTAGAGTAGTTTCAAATTGTTTCTGAGCGTCTTGCAAAGTTTGTTTTTGTGCTTCTATTGCCTTCTTTTCCGCTTCAATAGTTTTCTCATATTCTGATTTTTCTTTATCAAGGGCGTCAATCTTGGTATTATAATCGTTATCTTTTTGCCAATCAGCAAGGTCTTTTTCTTTTTGTGCTCTTTCATCGAGAAGTTTAAGACGTTTGGCTTGTGCTTCTGCTGAATTGTCATATTGCAGCTCCATCAATTGAGCATCAATATCTGCAATAGATTTATTCTTTTCAGCAAGCTCGTCAGCGTTATCCATCTCTTCTTTTTGAAGTTTCAGGAGTTCTTTTTGCTGGTCAATCTTATCTTCAAAGGCATCTTTTTGGTCATCAAGTTCGTCAGAAATCTTATCAAGATTGTCAATCTGAGCATCATATCTGTCAGAAATCTTATCCAACATATCAAACAGAAAATCGCCAGCCTTTTCAAGCAAACCGATTGCTGTATCAATCATGTCCTCGATTTCATCTTGTAATGCTTTGATATTCTTAGAAGCGTCATCATATAGGTCTTGTTGGGCGTCATCAAGTGTACCAGTAGACTTTAGTAAGGCGTTTATAACAGCTTCTACTTGTTTCTCTACTGGTTCTCCACTAATATCTCCAAGGTTTAACGCTTCTGCCATAGCAGCTCTGTAATCTGCGTCATTGGTGATTTTGTCAATAAACTTCTGATAATCAGCTTTTGCTGCATTCAGTGCTTCGTCAGAACTCCAAGCGCCATAAATACCATTTTTATATTTTTCTATAACAGCCTTGGCAGAACTCAAATCTTCTTTAGCTAGATTCTTTAGAAGTTTTTGATACGATTCTTGAATTGTACCAGCTTGTTTTTGCCATAGCGTTGTTAGCTCTTGAATTTGTTGTTCAACTGGCATATTGCTTATATCAAGATTAAACGCATCAGCTAGAACTTTTCTAGCTTTTGGGTCGTTTATGACTTCATTTAAGATTTTGTCGTATCTGTCTTGGAACTCTTTGATGACAGTTGGGTCATCCCAGTTAGCATTCTCAGAATACAACTGCACAATACTCTTTAGGTTTTTAACTTTATCTTTAATTGAGTCTTCAAATTCTTTTGCAGCTTTATCAGCGGCAGATTTCCCAGAAGACTTAGAAGAACTGGGTTTTTTAGATGGAGTGTAAGTCAACCCAGCTTTTTCTAGTTTGTCCAAGGCATCTAATTGTTCTTGTAAATCGTCCTTGGTTTCTTGCGCTTGCTTTCCTTGTTGTTCAAGATAGTATTTTGTTTTTTGCTGTCCACGATATGTGTCTAAATCTGTCGCAGAAACCTTTTCTCCTGCTTCGATTCTTTTTTTAATAAGTTTACCAAGAGCAATCATTTCTTGGTTTATTGCTTCTATTCTTTTTTTTGTTTCATCAATCACAGACTGCGTTTGTGTTATTTGTTGTTTCTTTGTTTCAATAGCTGTATTAAAGTAACCATTTGATAAATCTTGAAGAGAATCAATATTTATTCTAATATGTCCATTTTCTACAGTAAGCGCACTAACAAGAGACGGTTCTTGTTCAATTAGTTTCTGAACTGTGGCGACACTAAGTTCGCCCTTTTCTTTCATTTCGCTATATGCCGCATTTAGAATCTCTTGTTTCTCTGTGACATTTGCAACGGTAGAAATGTAATCCTTCATTGCCTCGTCTTGAGTAACAAGAGCATTTGTTGCCTCAGTAGTCCAGTCTGCAACTTGTTTGGAAGTTAATTCAAATATCGCTTGATTAACTTGTCCGTACATCTGCTGGAACTTCTCAAGTAGTTCTTGCGTTAAATTGTCAATGTTTAAGTCATCGACATCAATATTCATAGCTTGCGCCCAAGCTGCTTTTATAGAATCATCAGAATTTAGAATTTGTTGTGCAAATTTATTTGCATACGCTTCTGCTGTTTTTTGCCCAGCTTCTCCACCGTCTTGAACAGCTTCTTGTAACTTATCAGAAATACCAGAAGTGTCAATCAAATTTTGGACTTTAATCGTTTCAAAATTAGAAGGGTCAAGCGCTAGGTTAACCGTGTCAAGTTGCTCTTGAAGCATCTTATACACGTCAGAACTTGTATCCCCAAGATTTTGTAAAGTTTGCATATCTTGAAGAATTGTTAATTTCTGATTTTGTAAAGCAAGTGTTTGAGCGTCCATCTGAGAATTAAGTTGTTGTAACCTAGTCGCATAATTCTCATCTGTTTTATCGAGATTTTGTTTTTCTTTGTTTAGCTGGGCAATATTCGCAAGGAGTTGATTGACGCTTGCCGATTCTGCATCATAAAGTCTTGGTGCGATACCCACAAAAGAAGACTGATATTCTTCGACAGACTTATTATCGCCATATCTTGATTTAATTTCTCCCTGAGTTTTTTCTTTTGATACGGCTTTATTCGCCTCATTAACATCATTTTGCGTTTTCTGAATTTCTTTTAGAACATCAAGTTGTTCTTGAAGGTTCTCTTTTTGTTGCTCATCTGCTAATGTTAAAGTACCTTTAGAGTTGATTTCTGAGATTTGTTTGTTAATTTCAGTTATTTTATTATTTGTCTCATCAAGGTTCTGTTGGCTCTCTTGCAAGGCTTCATTTGCTTTTTTGACTTGTGCCTCTGGTTGAGCATCTTTCCAAGCGTTCCATGCAACTTTCGCAACAGCTCCAATGGCGGTAATGGCTGCTACTACACCCCATATTGGTACTGCAACAGAACCTATTGTAAATAATGTTGTATTTAGCGCCCCAATCGCACTTGTGGCAGTTATCGCAAGACTTGGAAGTTGCCCAATTAAATTTGATGTCTCCCATATATTTTTAAGTATATTGCCTGCGAAAGCTGTTGCTAGAGCAACACCGAGAGCTTTAATTAGTGGACTTAAAAATGGAATTTTATTTAGTAGAATATTTAGAATTTCTACGACTTTTGACAAACCGTCGTATGCTAATGCAAGGGTTCTATCAAGGTTGGAATCCTGTGCAAATTGTTGAACACTTGCGGTTAATCTATTTTGTGCAGCCTCAAGAGATTCATTGTAAACCGTCATCTTTTCAGCGGCAACACCGTTTGCATTTTCTGCAACTTCGGTTGCTTCTAATACACGGTTATAATCCTCCATAGCAGCAATAAAGACGTTGCGCTGTCTTGTTTTGTTATTTATTTCACAAAGTTGCTATCTTTGTATATTATGTTATATCGACTAATAATTTAAAACTATGTTTATCTACGAAATCAAGAAACTGTTCTTTTGTATTATTCCCGAATCCATATTCTTTATGAAACATCGTATGAATTTCTTTTGTCAAACAAACTCCGTGTCCATACTCTCGCTGTTTCTTATCAAATAAGTCAAGAATCTCTCCAAGATATTCCTCGTCATACATTTCGGGAGAAGCGTTTGGTTCAAGAGGAATAATGTCTGCGACTTCTTTTATAATGAGATTCGCAGAATAAAGATGATGAACGTCGTCAAATTCTTCTCCTGTGATTACACATTTATGATTACAATATGCAATACTCTCGTTTCTCCAACCGGGTGTGCTTTTACGACAAAATTCAGCAATACTTTTATATCCTTGTCCTAAGATTGGTTCAGAATGTTTCCATCCATAAGACAAACGCTTATCCTTTACGACTCTCCAATGATGGCCGAGAATTTCTCCGATTTCAAAATCTGACATTTTAAGATAGTTGTTTCTTATAAAAGCAATATCTTCCTCTGTGAATCTATTGCTTTTATATAAATTAAGTTTTTGAGATTCGTTGATTATGGCATTCTTTGTTCTTCCAAATATTTTACAAAGTTCTTTATTGTCTGTGTTTGGATATAATTTGATAAATTTTTCTATTTCTTCTTGTGTCCAAGGTTTTGATTTTAGCAACCTTAGTTCTCCCATTTTTCTAATAATGGCATCTTTGGATTTATTTGGTAAATGCAATCTCGGAATGTCTTCTAGCCTTGTTGTTAGATAAACACCTCTAAGAATTTCAACCTCTTCGTCAGACCATTCAATCTTTTTATTTGGGCTATTCCTTACGATTCCAAGTTTACTTGCTTTGGTAATAATATTTCCTTTTTCTCTATGAATAAAAGATAAAATATTATCCCATGAGTCATTAGGATAATGCTCTTTTAATAATTGAATTTCTTCGTCTGTCCATCTGATTACTTTTCCCATTTATAACCTCAATATAACATAAAAATGCTCATGCTTTTACATGAGAATAGACTATATCTTGCATATCTATGATATGCCGTACCATTTCGATTTAAGGGGTTTTCACCCACGCAGTAGCGAATTGCGCCCTACTCCTATTGCGTTAATTTAACGCTAATTGGATAGTCGTTGAGCCTTCAACTATTTTCATAGTTGCTTGGTTGCGGGTTGCCCAATTCTTGACTATTTTACTATACTTGGATTGATTACTTCCAACCATTATTATATCACTATAATAACTTAGTTGTCAAGACTCTAAAGGGGTTTCCCGTCAATTAAGTACGTTTTACGCCAGCACTTATCGAACCGGCGACAACATAAGCCAACTGGTTCTGTTCAAGAGTGCTCATATTGTTCCATTTTGCACCGATTTCATCAAGAACAGTACCAATTTCGCGCATTTTACCATTTGTATCAACTAGGGTAATTCCGTATTTGGATAGAACTTTATCTGCATCATTGATTGTGTGGGTTATACCTTGCTCATCAACGAGGTCGTCCAAATCTACTTTTGCTGTGATTTTTGATATACGCGAGATGATGCTCTGCCAAGCAGACCCAATAACTTCTGGTGCTTGTCGAGTCTTTTCCTCAGAAATAGTAATTAGACCAATTAGTTTATCAAGCCCTACCCCTGCTTGTCCAGCAGAACTAGCGACCTTCTGTAATGCCGTAGAGATTTCACCTGTGCTGGCAGCATAGGAAAGGTCTACTTGCACAAGTTTGTCTACGATTTTGCTTGTATCATCTACAGCTACATTATAGGATTTTGTGATTGCAGTGAGTTGGTCAGTCGCCTCGCCTGCATCCAATTGACCAACAACAGCCAACGTGGTTGACTGCTTTAGCATCTCCATTGCTTCTTGAGCATTATAACCCTGTCTTAACCAGCTATCCGCACCTTCTGCAACTGTGGTCGTAGTAGTACCAAGTTGCTTTGCCAATTTAGTATAACTATCAGCCAATGCCACAGTATCTTCATAGCTACCCATTGTAACCATACGAACTTGTGTCATGGCTTGGTTCATATCATAAATTGCAGATGTAAATTCGCTAGTGATTTTGTTGATGGCTTCCATAGCCACCTGATATTTAATAAAATTTTCTACACTAGACTGAATTGATTGCGATAGGGAATTTTGTGCAGTATCAGTTTTTGCTAAACTGCCATTGGCATTATCCAACGCTGTTTTAACCTTATTGGAGCTGTCAGCCATTGAATTTTGTTGTGCTACAAGTTTTGTTGTACCGTCAGAACTTGTTACAACCTGAACACCATACTGTGAGAGGGCATTTGTTAGCTGCTGTAAAGCATTTTTAGCATCAGTATAAGCCTGAGTATTTTGTTGACCTTTATCTTCTAATTGCTTTACGGTCTGATACTGTTTCGCGTACTGTTTAATAGCATTAACGAGTTCATTTTCTTGTTTTACAGCATCAGATTTTTTTTGATATAGTTGTTCTTCTTGTGCTAGTTCCTGTTTCTTAAATTTTATATTATTTTGAGAACCATTATATTGAATTGTGTATACCTGTTCTTCGCCTTTTGCAATATTTAAAAGCTCTGTATAATAGTTCTCTTGAATTTTGTTGCCACTATTCTGAGCATCAATAATTTTTAGTCGGTAATTATATTGTTCTTCGATACTTTTTATAATATTTTGTTCAAGTTGATTTTGCTCTTTGGTTTGCTCTGCGCCAGAATATGTAGCGGTAGAAGTTCTTAGCTGTTCAAACTCTTTTCTTATGTTGATTACTTCTTGAATATTTTTGGCAGCTTTTAGGCTTTCTGCTTCTGCTACATCTATTGCGTCTTTTAAATTTTGCTTTAGCGTTACAGTTGTTCCGCTTACATCCTTAAAAGACGATGTAATATATTCGCCAGTTCTTTTTACACTGCCACCTAAACTTTCAACTAGTTTTGTGACTTCATTGATATCATCTTTTTTGAAATTTTTCGGGAAAGAAAAACCCTTCCCCATGACTTCGCTAATCTGATTTGATATCTTTTCTGCTATCTGCTTGACTTCTTCTTCAAGATATTTTCCGCTGTCAGTGACACCTTTGGTATCAAATTCAGGTGTAATTAGAAAACTAAAAATATCACTTTGAGATTGCGCCATTTACCCACCTCCTTATTTCTTATGTCTCTTTGTATCTTTGCTAACAGAAAGACCACCAGCAACACGGTGTTTGATAGTGGTATCTTTGAAGTATTTCTTCATATAAGCCGCAATTTCTTGTCTTGCTCTACCAGTAAGAAGTTGAGAAAGTTCTTCGTTAACACCCTCGCCAATTCCGTCTGTTCTAGGATTACCATAAGGAGAGTTCCAAGCACCATCCATTATATAGTCATATAATCCTTCTGTAAACTTTTTATTATCAAAGCCATTGTGAGCATCAAATTGTGGAGTTTGACCGGGGCTATACGGACGAATGACACGTTTGAGTTTATCCCAATCGCAGTAAATTCTAATTTGATTTGGCATACCATGTTTGTCAATGATAGTATAACTAATAGTTGCTAAAAAACCGCCTTGTTCTGCCAATCTCTCATAATAAGGAGACTCAGAAGTTTCATCGTAAAAATACTTTTTTATATATTCCTTAATTTTTTTAACCCCTTCTTGAGCGATAGCCATTAAAATATTTCTAGCTTCTCTTTCGTAGGATTCATAAAAACCATTTTGGATTCTTTTTATTTTTACTCCAATCGCATCTTGCAGTTTCCTATTATCAACTGTTTGTTTTGCCATTTGAATCACCGTCCGGCTTAGAATATTTCTCCCTCATTTTCTTATTAGCCTCTTCCATAGCGGACTTACGCATACCGTCCATTAGTTCCTTAACGGCAGGGTGGGAATATGCCATTACATCTTCTAGGAAGTCTTTATTCTTCTTAGTATTTAGCTTCTTAAATGCCTTATCAAGAGCATCAATCTTATCTTGAGTAATATTATTATCAATAGCACCCTTAATAATATTCATAGTATTAATTTCGTTAATGCCAGAAGCCTTCTCAAAAGCATCCATAAATTTAGCGCAATCATTACCAATTGCTAGTTTTAGATAACGGTCAAATTCAGTTTCTACCATAATATCATAATACTCAGGAGACTTATCCTCCTTTGCTACTTCAATATCGGTATATTTAAGAAGAATATCAAACAAGACGTGCATATCATAACGCATAAATACAAGTTCAATATCTAGTTTATTGTTTAAAATCTCAGCAATTTCTTCTGAGAAAATTTCATTAATCTTATGGATATAAGCGTACTTATTACTAATAGAAATATAATTAGTAATATTGATATTCTCAAAGAGCCAACTGTCAAGAGCCTCTTTATTAACTAAACCGCTCTTGTACTGTTTTAATTTATCAATAATGGTCTTTAATGTCATATTTTACTCCTTTCATTTCTTGAAATAACTATCTAAAAACTTTTCAATATTATCATATTCTGTATATGGGATTCTGATAATTCTTACATTACGCTCTGCACAATAATTAGTTTTGAAGTTATCATTTAGCTTCTGTTCGGTAAAAGCCTTTTCCCCACCAAATCTATCAATAGGTTTGTAATGTTGAATTCCGTCATATTCTATTGCGATATTTGAATCTGGGAGATAAAAGTCAAACGGCATATCTCTTATTTTACGAACGCAGTCCCCGAAATGATACTGATACACATAACTTATATTATGCTCCATAAAATATTTTTCAATACGTTCTTCTCCAAGAGATTTGTTACAACCTTTGTGCCCAAACCCCTTCCTAATATAATCTGCTCTAAGATGAAAAAATTCACCGCATTTTAGACATTTGCATTCGATATCTTTTCTCCGACCACTATATTCTCCAACTATTTCTATAAATGGATTTTTTAATTCTGATACAACTGCATCAAACCTCTTTTTCGCGTCAAGGCTTCGCAATCTAACTTTATTGGACGCTTTGGGTCTTCTTAACTTATAAAGTTTTATTGCATCTTTTGGCTTTATAGCGCGTTTTGGAGGCTTTAATGTTTTTTGAAATTCTCTGTAACAATAATTACACGGATATTTGTCATGAGCAATCACAAACCACGATTTTTCTTGAACTCCCATATCTCGATGTTTGTTACAAATAAATTTCATAGGAGTCCTATTATCTTTTTTATAGTCGCTGATAATTTCTATATCAAATTTTTCAGCTTCTTTTTTGATTATGTCAAGACTCTTATAATTTGGGCCATGATATCCCGGCATTTCCCTCTTTGGATAATACCAACCATTAGTAATTTCGTTAATACTTCTGGCATAATCAAAATCAATAGAGTTGCAATGCAAAAGAATTTTATCAAACACATTTTGAGCATTTTGGAAATCTTTGACCACAACATCTCCGTTAGTTTTTAGTTTAAGGAAATTAGAAAGATTGTATTCTGTATAAGAATTTTTAAAATATTTACACGGGCTACCATTTCTTCTATACGAATTAGCTAAATTATCCTTGCTGAGATAGTATCTGTATCCGTCTGAACTCTCCAATTCAAGTTTTGTATTGTGCCCAATCTTTTTTGGCGCATTTATAATTTTAAGGTCATAATAGTCTAGCAATTCTTGAAGCGTCATATATTCTCCTATTCAAATATCATTCAGAGTACCAGTTTTAATATCTTGCTTAATACCGTTCTCATCAAAATAATCACCAAGCGTGTCAGCGGTGTCTAAATCGCAATAAGTTGCGCACATAGCTCCTCCTGACCCAGCTTCCCAGCCCACAAGGGCAATAATAACATCGTCTGGCAGTTTAGATTCTTTCATCATAGTAACGTAACGATGCCTACAGCAGTGACTATAGAAATCCGTATTCATAAAGGCTGAGATTGTTCTACAAATACTATCTGCTGTTGAAATACTTGCTTGACGATAAGTGTCATCATCATTTTTTACAATAAACAGCCATTCGCTCTCGATGTTATTTTCTTTACGATATTTCATCCACATTTCATAATATGGTTTAAAAGACTTAATAAAGGTAAACTTATAGAGCAACTTGCCCTGTTTACCATGCCCTTTAGTACGAATCTGTTCAGGTGTTTTCCACATACAGCCATAAACAATATTTTCATCAGTAAACCAGCTTGTCTTAAACTGAATAAGCTCTGCTTTTCTCGCACCGCAACTAACGGCAAGTGCAAGATAACAAGCAGCCTGATATCGTTTAGCAGCAACTAGTTTGTCAAGACAATCTTGAATCTGTTCTTCGCTCATAACAGTCTTTTCACGAACAGTCTGCTTTACAGGAGTTTCCAGCTTAACAACAATATTTCTAAAATCAGGAAACTCATCGTCAAGAACATTTTCAATATAATCTGACATAGAAGATAGAGATGATTTAATAGTAGAGATTCTATTACTAGACCATCCCATTTCTGTAATTGCATAATTAAAGAAACTAACAAGTTGCCGCTTCTTCAAATCTACAAAAAACGTATCTTTATTATGCAAATAATTCCAACAGAAAAACAGACGAATCATTTGTTCATATTGATAAATTGTCTGCGGAGAACGACCACCAGTAGTTTTATAAGCAAGATAATCCTTTAATAGATTCTTATTATCCTCGTTCACCTTTGCCCAAATTTCTTCTGTATAAATTCTATTATATACAGTTCTTCTTCCCAATTTCGTCACTTCCAATCTTATCTAATAACTTTGCTACATCGTAGCTATAATATTTTTTCTTTAATTTTCTATCTATTTGAACAGCACCATACGCAATACAGTCCTGAATATTTATTGAAACCTTAGTTGATTCTTCTTTAAATTTATTGAAATCTTTGATACCTAAGAAATAAGTTCCATCATTTCTAAAGTCTAACACAAAACCACATATACAATTACAATACTTATTATACTCAGTAAGAGCTTGAATTTGATGCCAATGAATTTCTCGTTTAGTAGGATTTTCTTTCGTTGGTTTCTCACGTTCAAAAGAAAAACTTTTCTTGTCTGTTGATTTTAGTTCCAGACAATACATACAAGGAGTTTTGAACAAGATAAAGTCAAACGGAGACTTCATAGAAAATCTTGTTGACCCACTATCTTGTCCAAAACCACTCGCGCTATCATGCAGTCTGATTACTGCTACATCTTTAGGAATACTTTCTTTGAACTTCTGTTCAAAAATCTTTCCAACATTCGTCAATATCAATCACCGGCTTCTCGCCATTTTCAGTAAAGAAGTATTCATTATGATTACTCTTAACAACATTATTCAACATTAAATCCCAGTATGGAATCTCATGTGGAATAATGGTTCTTGACAGGTAATAGTTAATTGTGCTATACTTTTCAAGACGATACATGGGGTCAGGAAGATTAAAACAATATTGTTCATAAACAATAATAAAGCGTAGCATGATATTCTTGTTAAATTGTAGATATTCTACAAGAGTATCGTCTGCGAATGTTAGTGTGAAACTATTTTCTTGATTATCAACACAATGATACAACGATTTTACATTAATCATTGTAGAATCAAATACACCAATTAGCCGCTCGTGTGTAACATCTTTAATATAAAGTTTGAAACATTTCTCCAAAATCAACGCCTCCTTATTTCCGTTAAATATTTTTTCGTGGTTTCTATTAAATTTAGCTTTTTGTAATTTACGCCAGATTTACTCGCTTTCTTTCCAGACAAATTCCGAACTTCAAATTGCCCACTTTTTCTTCTGCCAAAAATAAAATATTCTTTGTTATTATACTTTACTTTATCAAATAACCTAAAACCTTTTACGAGATATTCTGCCTGATTATTTTTTCTAACCCCACATTTAGAAATTTTCATCTTATGAATTTGTCTGTTATGGCATCTTACTTTCTTTTGATAAAAACAATAACCAAGAGGTTTAGCATCTGGATTACCGCTAATACAGCGAGCGTCCACATAATGTTCTTTAGGTAAATCATGAGTAATTCTAGTATTCTTGGTAATATATCCATAAGTTTCTTTTACATTTGGATATATTTTTCTTAATTCAGATAATAAAGATTTCCTCATAATCCCCATAAACGCGGCATCTCTAAAAGACATACCTCTATGAATAGATTTAGGTAATTTAATAGTCCCGTTATGATAACCTTTATGGCAAGTTTCACACAGGGTAATTAGATTATTAGGAGTATTACCGCCAGTCTTACGAGATTCGATATGATGAACATTCAGAATCTTATCCTTAGATTTACCATGGCAACATTGACATTCATGATTGTCTCTCCATATAACATAAGTTCTAGTGTTCCAAAATCCAAGTTGTTCGCCTTGTTGATATTCTTTGCCGCTAATATCTGGGTTCTTAATTTTCTGAATATCAAAAGAAGCAGTTTCTACGATAATATCCTTAATTGGGAGAATATTGCATACATTATTGACTGTTGCTAAATGGGTCTGAATCTTTTGTCTAATACTAGGTGCTAACCAACCATCTTTCTTAGTAGACACCCGATTATTAAACCTAGCCTTACGATACCTAGTTTTTCTATTTCTTCTCGTTTTTCTCATTTCTCTACGAGTAGAGATTAAATCAACAATATCATTTCTTAATTCAACATCTGCTTCATAAAGAACTTTTTCTTTAGTAGTAGACGAAATTCCAATATGTTTACTACCAGCATCAATACCTAAATTAACTTCTTGAACATATCTGGTAGAATCATATAAGAGCTGTATAGTAAATGGACAACGCTTTACTACTTTAGCTTTGCCCTCTTTCAATAAACGCCTAACCTTACCATGTCTTTCAGTAGGCATGAGAGGATTACCGTCTATGTCTAATACATAAACCATTTTAACTCCTTAAAAGTAAATCAGAACATAAGTTCTGTTGTGATACCTTCGCCAATGTTAATAAGAGGTTTTATATGTTTGCAACACTGTTCCTACCACTCAGAACTGTTTAATCACAAACCTTAGAGCTACAAACTAGGTATAACATTCGTAGGTAACTATATATTCTCTCTTAACGTAGTCATTTAAGACTTAGGCTAATCAGTCAGTATTAAAAATACTTGTATTCACAAATGGTAATTGATTTCTCCATATTTTTATCCCTTTCAATCCAAAAGTCTGTAAACAACCACAACCCACCCTTAAAAATCCCCGTGTTTACAGCACTTTATTTAGCAATAAAATTTCACTTTCATTGTCATACATCTAAAAATGAAAATGAGTTAAAAATCCATAAATATACGGATAAATAACTCATTTTCGAGTATTCTACAATTTAAGGTTTAATTTCATGCTTTGGTTTTTCTTCCGTAGTCTTCTTTTGAACAGAAGTACGACTAGAAGTTTTATTCTTTTTCTCGTTCAGTTCAGATACATATTTATTGATATTTTTCATCTCATCGCAAGGAATAACAAAATATCGGAAATCATCAGGTGTACGAGTGACGCCATCATGACAGTCGAATTTACCAAGTTCAAGGTCATATCCAATAATATCAACAAATGTATCTGTCCCGGCGAGTTTACCTCTCAGTAAAGTTTTCATTTTTTCTCCTTCTACAATTATCGCTTGGAAACTCCCGTTCTCCATCACGCTTCTGCGAAAGCATTCTTGCGAACAGTAAGAATTTTTATACGACCCAATAGAAATGCAGGATGAACAAGCATAGTATGGGCGTCCGCAATAAGCACATATCCTATTATGTCTCATTTTTTATCCTTTACTGTGCAAAACCCAATTGGGTTACTCCTTGAATGCGTCCCCAACTTTACCCTTTTGATTGTCGAGTTCTTCAACGGCTCCCTCAATTAGCGCATCAATAATCTCGTTGTCTTCAATACCGACCTTTGCAAGGATATCTTTTACCCATTGTTTCTTTGCTTCCTTTGGAATCTGGTTGGTGGCAGCCATCTTTTCAGCCGCATTTACAAAGTAACGGACAACCTGATATAGGCCGACCTGCTTCAACCAAGGGGTTACAGCAGGGATAATAGCTTTGCAAAGCAGTGCGAAACTACCCGCAATAACAATACGAACCAGATTAACGATAACAGGAGTCATAACTTCCATCATAATAAATTCCCCTTCCTATCATAAAATTTTAAATATAAAAAATGTAGGCGACGTATTGACGTTGCCTACATTTAATTGTAAAAAATTACTCTTCGTCGGTATCAATAATAATAGAATACAGGTCGTCAGATTCACAACCAGCAACAAACTCCATAGAGATATTGTGTACGGCAGGGTCTCCGTCAGCAGTTAAATCCCAAGTCCAGTTACCATCAATCTGAGCCATGCCATGAACGATACAGGGATACAGGCTACCGTCGCAAATATCTGCAACTAGACCATATGCGGTTACTAGTGCGGTATCTGGCATTGTATTGGTCTTGATATTAATACGCTGAGCTTTTGCACTAGACTTAACAGTGTATCCCATAGACAGCTTAATACAACCAAGAGTCTTAATCATTTCTGTTACATCGGAAGTATCAAGAGTAATCTTAGCGGGCTTTGCTTCACCATCAGTAACTTCTGGGGTGTAAGTAAATTTACCAGCAGAAGCAGCGCTATCCTCTGTTAGAATCTTTACATAGTCACCATCTTTTTGAGTGCCATAAATAGTACCGATATACAGGGTTGCGCCTGTCTTTTTTACAGCCGGTAGAGCCAAATTATACTCAGTAGTATCTTCCTTTAGGTTAATTTGAACATACTTAGTATAGGTTGTCTCGCCCATAACAACGTCAGTGCCATTCTGTGCTGCAAGCACATCAGTATTCCAAGTTGCATTTTCAATATTAAAGGTTGCGTGCTTTGAGTGCCCAAAGCCACGACCAATATAGGAGTTACCCTTACCGCCACTAGGGTACACCATCTCTTGTGTATTCTCAATACTAGAAGTCTTGCAATGCTTTAAGTATCCAATGATGCTTTCATCAGATGGCTTCTGCATTAGAATCTCATACACCTGTTGAATAACAAAGTTCTTAGGTGTTCCTTTTGCCATAACTATTTCCTCCTTAAATAATTAACTTTCATTATTTATAATAGAAGACCAATGAATTTTATTTATATCAATCGGGGTTTTCTTTGTATCAATACACCCTGAGTGTAAAGCATCCATTGTATTTCTATAATTGTCAGCTTGAATATATCTGAAATACGAATCGTAAATCACATATATAGGTTTGCTGAAAAGTTCTTCGTATGAAAATATTTTAAAAGTTACGAGACAAGATAATATACATTGAAAATCCTCTTGTTCTTTATCTCTGCTTTTATTTTTTCTTGCCTCGTATTCTCTTTCTTCGTAGCTTCTCTGTAAGATTACTTTTTTCGCCTTTTTGGTAGCGCCTTTAAGAAAATCATATTTAGGATGAATCCAATTTACATCTCTTAAATATTCTACCAATATATGATAAGTCTGTTCGTTAAATTTAACAGAATCAGACTCTATATATAACTTATCATTTTCACATTTAACGCTCAAAAGGAATATTTGTGTGTTTTCTCCAATGGTTCTGCCTAATACAATCCACTTACCATCCAAATTTAGAAAGTAATTAAGCGCATTAGACATATCATTATTGATAACAATACATTCTTCGTCATTTTCTGAAACAAGTTCACCATCTCTAATAAAAACATTGTTTGATGTACTATCTGATAGGCATTCTTGAATAAAAAAATCATATTCAGACTTAATATCTTCGTACCATATTTTATTTTCAACCCATAAAATATCAGCAATGTCTTTCGACTGTGTAATAATGAGAGTCAGATTTTTCATATATTCACTATAAACATCTTTTTCCCCAACGTCGCTAAATAATTTATTAACTTTTGGGTGTTCTACATATACGTTTTCTGCTAATTTTAGCGGTCTCCCGCTATACAACTGTAAAGCGTTCAATTTTTTAGAATAAATTTAGGTAGTAGATTTGTAGAACCACCATCACAACCAATTGTGCTGTTTAGTGTTAGTTGATATTGAAGCTGTAAACCATTAAAATAACCATTATAATAACGACGTTGAAACCCTATCAGGCTCATACGTCCGGGAGAAAAGTCTTCCAACCTTTTGTCATTAATGATTGCGTCAATTTCATGCACGATATCGTAAAGACGATAAGCTATCGGATAGTCGGGATTATCAGACAGAATAACGCTTTGCTCATCGTGAACTATCACATCAACACACACAATAACTTTTTTATACTGTGCAACCTCTGTGGTGTACCCACCATTAAGTGTTACAGTTAAATATGTTTTTTGGTCTAATTTTGCGTCGGGAATATGCTCTAGTGGATAAATATGAACGTCTGTGCATTTATCTAGGTCTTGCCCCATATAAACAAGATTATTTACCCCACCAATTCTATCAATCTCTTCGTCAAAAGATTTATCAAGATAAGGAGAGGTATTTCTCTTGTAACAAGTCAACAATCTAACTAAACGTTCACTTCTTAGAAGCCTGTTATAAATAACTGCGAAAACGATAGGACTAAGCTCTTCGTAATACAATTATACAACACCTCCTAATTTAATATTAAACGTTTTTATTAGTATGCCGTCTTGGTAACAATTCACAATAAGCGGATTTGTACTTTGATGATGGTTTTTGATTTTGAAACTGTTATTTGTAAATGTGAAAGAATAATAATCTTCGGACACTGTTTTATCCTTGTTGCACTCAAACGTATAGTTATCGCCATCAAGAACAAATGTTTTCGAGCCATTTAAAAGAATGGTAAATTCTTCCGGCTCCTTTGGCTCTTTATCGTCATTAGCCAAGTCATTCTTTGGATTGTCTGCGACATTGTAATTTTCAAAGTCTGCATAGAATTTTAACAAGCCCGGATTATCTTGGAACGTATTCATATTTAAGAAATTGACAAACTGTCTAATCTTATATGTTACACCATTTAACATAAAACGAGTATTAATTCTGTACTGACTTGTCCAATCGTTATACTGGCAAACAACTTCAATTTTATCTTTGGGTACGTCAATAACTTCCGATGTGGAAATTTGGTCTTCAATAATTTTATACTCAATATAGCATGGCTCACGATGGATTGTTTTCTCGTCCTCTGCTAGAGTATTGATTGTATTATTACAACGTCTAACATAAGCACTAGATGAACTCTTGCGAATATTATCCCTTGAGTAAATTATCCAGATATTATCATCAAAGAAATATCTCTGTCCTAGCTTTGGCCTATAATCTAAGTCTTTATAAATTAATTTCTTATAGTCATCGTTTACACGCTGCCCGGTTTTGGCATCAACAAGTGATGTAATTCTGATATCTATTTTATTAAATAGCTCATCTCTTTTTTCTTCGTCTGTTGTAATTGTTTCAAGACCATTAGAACCAAATTTTTTTTCTTCCCATACGTCGTTCCACCAAGTAGACGCATTCTCAAAGACCTTATCAACCGTATCTTGAAGCTGATTTCTCCATCTTTGAGCAGGGTGCTTATTAACATTCATAAAAGTATCATAGTATGACATATATATCACCTAGCCTTTTTGACCAGAGAGATACAATGGAACACTAGCTGTTTAACCTCTGAATGTTCAATGGGTACTTGCGAACCCTCAAGAATGCTAACAATAGAAAGGAAATTTACAATACCGAACATATTGTACAGCCCATTAAATTCCCTTGTTAACCTCTTGATGTAAGCAGTATACCCGGAATAGTCATTTATAGCTTCGCAATCCTCAAAAATTCCAAGAATTGCGAACAGCTTATTAATTACAGATTGTTTATACTCTTGAATTTCTTTGTCAGAAAAATTAATTCCATTAAAGTCCATAGTTTCCCACCGCCCACTCAGCAAATGGGGTGTTCTTTAGACCATAGTTTATAATTTTCTGATTTACTTTTTCTCGCCATCTATCAGCATAATTTGCTTTCTCTTTCAAATTATTAGAAGCGGATTCACGCTTAAAATCAGTGTCTTGCAAACCACCAAGTTGAGTAGTATCAGAAATTATAAAGTCAAGCCAGCATTGAACCATTAAATCTGAAAGAATAGTCTTTTCTGTTAATGTCAGTGTGTCGTTAAATTCATATTCCCCTAATTCATTTTGATGATATTGTTCAATATCTTTCTGGCAATTTATAAAAAGCGGAATAGCTCTTAGTAAGAAGTACATAAGCAAATCATCGGCTGCTTCTGGGCTATCATTAAATAGTCGTTTTAACTCATAATCTTGTAATGAAATTAAAAACAATTTATAAATCTCGTTAAAATTTGTACCAGAAGGTTGCGTTTGCTCTGGTGGAGCGTCTGGTTCTTCAACGGGTTTGTTTTCTATTTCATTATCAAGCAAACTAATATTGTTCAATCCCATTCACCGCCTTTCTTATTTAAAGTAATTTAAGCAAGTGAGCGAATAGACTCTGCACGCTTACTAATATCTACGGAACACAGCTTATTAATCAAATTAACCTTGTTATAGTCTACGTTCTTGCCATCAACAATCTGATGAGCAACGCGATTTGCTACTAGGCTTTTCTGATAATCACTTGCGTTCTCAATTAAGGTTTTTACCTTGTCATCGGAATAACTGCAAATATTTTCAATATCCTTATACTTAATAATATTATTATAAGCATAAGTCATACCGAGAAAATAAACAGCACTTGCATCCTCAATTTCAAAGTATCCTTCTTCCGCAAACTTGTGATTCATATTCACAATTTGAATCAGGTCACGATATAGCACACGATTTTCGTCACCGTACTTATTAAAAGTAACAAAGCGTCTATCACCATAAGTAAGATTAAGAGTCCCATTAAACAGACTGCGAACACGAATGCTCTTTCCGTCCTCTGGTTCTGTATAATCTTCTTCGGATGAGTTGTCCTCGTGTACAACTGCAACAGATTCATTTTGAGCAGAGGAAGTAGAAAAACCGCGTAGTGCAGCAAGAATCTCGCCAAGCGTACCCTGCATTTCTGACATACCCTTTTCAAGGTTTTCAATTCTCTGTGTATTAGTTGCCATTTTATACCCCTTTTAATCCAAAAATAATATAAACTCTACTCCCGAAGGAGTAGAGCAATTATTTAAAATTTAACAATCAATTAGCTGACAGTGATGACACCAGCAATAGCGTTGGTGATGACACCGATACCCCAGCTCTTATTGATAGTAGTATTGGTGGTCAGGTCTGCATCTGCATTGCTATCAACAGTGTTAGAGGTAGTAGCACCCTCTAGGCACAGCTTGACAGGCTTCTGAGCAGAGGGGCTGATGACATAAATCTTATCATCAGGCAGAGCCAGCTTGTACTGGTCAGCAGCGGCATAATCGGCATACTGAGGCATAACCATTACATCAGTACCATAAATGTTGGAGATATAGCCAACACGAACGTAATCGGAGTCAACCATCATACGCAGATTAGCAGACTGGGGTAGTAGGTCATGAACAGCGCTCATAGTACCCATTAGAATAGCGGGAGCACGGTTATAAGCAGAAACAGTCTGAATTAGCTTAATAACGCTCTTGTCCGCTAGACCAGCAACGTGTAGAGCCTCTGCGCCATTATCCTTAACATCATCCATGGCGGCAGCAAATGCTAGAGCAATTTCCTTGGTTAGTTCTGCTTCCATAGACAGAACAGCCTTCATCAGGAAACGAGCAATAGACTCCTTGCCACACAGAGCCTTGTATTTATTAGAAGCAACAGAAATATTGTGGTTGAATGGGATGATAGAACGCTGACCAATATCTTCACGCTGGAACTCAGTATTACGCTGATTCCGACCAGCCTTGGAGACAATAAATAGGTCGTTAGATTCAACATCGAACTTGAAGCTCTCACCAATAGCGCCATTACGCATTTCAGTATAAACACTGGTAGTACGGTCTACAAAGTCAGGTAGAACCATGTCAATAGCTGCATTAACTACAGCCATGTAAGCCCACTGGAAAGTGGGATTCTTAGCCATCATCTCAATGGAAGCAAAAGAATTGTTAAAATCTAGGCCAGATAGCTTCTTAACTTCTGCCATCAGTAGGTCATTAATCTTCTTCTCCTTCTCTGCGAAAGAGATAGAGGTATCAACATACCCATCATACTGACCACGCTGCTTTGCATAGTCATTAAAATAATCCTTAATCTTTACTTCGGCAGTCATATCGCCGGAGAAAGCTAGAGTCTTCTCATTCATAGTATTATTCTCCTTTTCTTAAAATATCATCAAGCTACACAGACAACAAACTTGTAAGCGGTAACTGCCTTCTTAACTAGGTTGCCATCGCCAATGTGAGCGGTAGTAGCGCCTAGTGCCTTTAGATACATACCAGCAGTAGGAGCGGTAGCTTCAGCCTGTGCCTTTAGGGTAAACTTAGTAGCATCAGGAATTAGGAACTTTGCAGTAGCCATTGCAGTTGCATTAGCTGTGCTAGGAACAATAGTAAGAACATCGTCTTCAATTAGCTTGAAAGCATCAATAGGATGACCCTTGATATTTACGAAGTCGCGGATATTGTTATCAATACCCTTTAGCTCAGTACCATCAGGTAGAGTAGTAATAACAACTTCGGGGCTAGATGCCATCCATAGATTCTTTGCGTCTGCGGCAGGCTTACCAGCCTTCCAAACAATCTTGCTATCAGCATCGGTAGAATACTCACTTAGAGCAAAAACTGCACCGTTGGGTACATCCTCTTCGCATACGACAGTACGGTTCCAGTTATCAACATTTAGAGCCGCATAGCCGTTCTTAATTAGAACATCATACATAGTAAAATTTCCTCCTAAAATTAATAATTTTTAATTATCCCAAATGGAACCAGTAGATTTCTTCTTCTCTCCATAAGGTAGACCAATCTTGTGAATGTTGCCAGAGGGAGCACCAACTCGGTCAAACTCTGCGGCTTTTACCATGTTACTCCATGCGGCTACACTATCATATTCGCTAAATTTAGCGATATAAGCATTACGTTCGTCCTCAGACATTTCAACGCCCTTTTCAGAGATTTCGTCTAGGACTTCACACATCTTAAACATATTAGCTTCTTGCTTTTCTTTTTCTTCTGCTGCAAACTTAAAAGCCTTTAGTTCATCATAATCAGACATGGCTTCAAATTTAGCCATATATGCCTCATTATCCTTTTTCAGCTTTTCATTTTCAGCAGTTAGATTAGAAATTTCAGACATAGCTTCTTCAAGAGACATATTTTCCTTATTGTCATCATCGTCCTTGTCAGACTCATCATGACGCTCATCGGAATCATCATCTTTATCGTCTTCATCGTCAGCCATTTTCTTGTCACTGCCCATTTCAGTTTCGCAAGATTCTGTGACGGTCTCGGTTTCGCAAGCCTCTTCAACCTTTTTCTCGGTCTTTTCTTCGACCGCTTCCTCCACCTTAGTTTCCTCTTCCTTCTTGGTTTCAGCAACTTCGGCCTCTGTTACTTTCTTCTCTTCTTCCACGTTTTCACCCTCGTCCTGTTTATAATCTTCTGCAAAATACTGATTGAACTCATCTTGCGAGAAACCAAATTCTGCAAAATTTTGTGTATCCAAACCAAGCTCACGATAGTGTTTCAGCAAGTGGGACTTCACGTCTCCTTTAACAATTCCCTGCTGTGCAGCCCTAGAGAATGCGGACTGCAAGCCATCTTTATGAACAATAAGTTTACCATCACGAACAACGTGATGTGGATATTTGAATTTCGTAATTTCATACTCATTGTCGGAGAAGTCACCAATTAAATATGCTTCTTTTAGCAAAGACTTTGCATTAGACGCTTCTGTAATTGGCTTGAATAGCTTCTGACCGGGATTAGACCACTCGCCACTTGTAGCGGCTTCTTTAGAATTATCAATAGAAATTTTGTCAGCAAAATTTTCTTTAATATAATTTTCTTTATCCTCAGAGAATTTCATAAGCTGAACATTGCTTCCTTTACAAGCCTCTGCAACTTGGTCTGACAAAATAGTAATAGCCTGATATTTCCAGCTATAAACATCTGGTTTATCAAATGGGCCATTATCTTGATAATCAGTAGTGGTCATTTCAACAGATACTTTCTTTCTGTCATTAGAACTATGAATAATATCAACAATATTTTTAGAATAGTTTTTCCAAATAAGAGCTTTAATAGTCAAGAAATTCTTGTCTCGCTCTTCATCATATTCAAAGGTGACAGGATTGTTTTCAGAGTAAACAAACCCAACTGGAATTTCTGCCTTAGAGTGAGTGCCAATACCGTCATCATTCCAATCAGTGAACTCGACTACAACAGGAACATTATAAATAGTATTAGCAGTCATTTTAAGAGAATCAAAAGAAATTGGTTGAGTATGACTATTCTCTTTTTCTGCAAATGCACGAATCTTAGTGATAGCAAATCTATCATCGTCTTCAATAACATTTACGTCGTCAATACCAAATGTGAAATATAAACTTTTATTCTCCAATCTCATGTCACCCCCTTTCAATTAAAATTTAACATATATTATTACTCCATTAGACCAGCCTTAATCAAGTCGTCCACTAGAGAATTGTAAGCGCTCTTTAGAGTAGCAATTGTAACATTACCATCTAGCTTATCGTGGTGCGCAATCTTAGGTGCATCAATTACATTAGTAACATTTTGCACATTGGTAGTAGAACCACCACATTCATCAATAGCGTCAGAAATAGCCTGACCGACATTTAGAGACTGAGTTAGACCATTAGAGCTATTTAGAGCCTTAATTACTTCTTTAGACAGTGCCAATTATATCACCTCAATTATTCGTTAAATTCTTGTTTGAGTTCATTAGAACCCCTAGCCCAACTTGCCTCCGTAGACTCAGAATCACTTTCAGGTTTTGGTGGTCTTCCAACGCTACCTTTAGTAAGAGGATTCTCTGGTAGTTTTGTTGTCGTGCTAGTGCCAGTTCTAGTTTGCACAGGTGGGGTTAGATATTGATTTAGAGGGATAATCATCCCCTTAACATCAAAACAATTCTTAGAAATTTGTAAGTGCCTTGTATACTCGAATACGTTCATATCATTGCAACGAGCAGCAAGCTGCATATCTACAAATCCTATCTTAGAAAAATCATTGAATAGCGCTTTTCGTTCTGCCTTTTGGTCAGGGACATTTTCATCATGGAAACGAACTTTGAATTTATATTTCTCGGTCATTCTATTAATAAAAAATTCCATAAAATTGGCAAACATAGGATAAAGCGCTTCGATAGTATTATTATCAATCTGAGAAGCTAGTTTAGACTGATGGCTATTTAGCTTTTCAGTTCCGAACAGAGCTTCACTAGAGGCAACACTTTGTTTAACAACAGAGCTTGCATAGTCAACATCGGAATTGGTATTTGAAACACTAAAGTCTACAGCCTTAACGTCGTCGGTGGGTAGCACAGCTAAACCAATCTGGCTATTTAGTCCTTTACGAGCAACGCCTAGAAATTTACCAATCATTTCAGGTGTCATATTAATAGAATTAGCGACCTGACCACTCTTCTGCTCTTTATTGAATCCAAGGATACCAACCAGAATCTTGGAAGCATCAATAAAGTATTTATCTTGCTGTAGACCCCTAACAACGGGCTGGAAACTGGCATTACCAAGAATACCCGAATAATAAGGTAAAATAGTTGCTAGTTCTGGGTCGAGCTTAAAACACCAGAACCCATTTTCAGGAGAAGTCTGTTGCCAATAATTAAAACCAGTATTTCTTGATTGCAAACGTCTTGCAGGGTCATAAGGTTTGTTATAGTTTTTTTGAATCCGATTCAGCATACGTTTGAAGATAGTTGGGTACATATCAATATCAACACCGTCAGTATTTAAGAACCAACTCATATCGAAATCAAAAAGATAACCGTAATCAAAACGCCCCGTAATCTTACAATACTGCTTTGGGAGTTCTTGTAGGGTATATTTATCACCCTCGTTACGAAGAACATCAAATGTTGCGCCCTGTCTAAAAATCTGACGAAGAGCAGTCGCAAATTCTGTGCGATAATCGAACTTGTTACAAAACTCATCTACTTTAGCTAAATCTTTCTTAAATTCTTTAGACTTTAGTTCAGATTCTTTCGTAACATTGATTGGGTCAAAAGTTAAGTTAAATGCCGCCAGATTTGGCAAATATTGCGTTAGACGCTTAAAGGACATATTTGTAATCTCAAGCGTCTGTGCATAATTAGAAAGAATTTCCTCTGAATCCTTCGCGTTCTTTAAAGCCTTTTCAATATCTGCTACAGTAGTATCGACCTGTGTTAAGTTAATGTCTTTTAGCCTTCTATTAATAGTATCTGGCGTGTTATAATCAGCGCCTCCACTATAATAGCTACGATTATAAGAATCAGAGAAATTCATAAAATAATCATACGCATTTAGAACATCATTAACCTGTTTTTCAGACAACGTTTCTTGTTCAACTTTCTTTTTTCTTGGCAAACATCTCACCTCACTTTCTTAAATAATTATCCAAAGAATGTCCAGTCCAATAGACTGTTGGTTTCTTGTTTATTAATGTATTGGTCTTCTAATAACTTGGCGTACCAAAGACCATAAGCCAAAGACATAACACGGTCTTTACGATTCCCAGCTTTTTCCTTTAGGTTAATATAGCCCTGAGTAACCACCTGTTCCAAACTAATTGCCTCATCAACAAGCCGATTAGTTTGTACATAAGGATTCATAAGACGTTTCTTTAAATCCTCGTCTTCAATCTTATAATACTGATAGTTCTTCATCATATAATCAAGACCCTCTTGACTATCAACAAGTAGATTAACTCGCCCATCAGTAATCAAATCACGCATATTACTAAACATAGCAGACTTTAATTGGATTGGAGTTTTAACAGAATAAATTACGGGGACTGCATTTCTATCAATTGTGCGGTTGACCATCTTAATATCTTCTGGATTAACTACTGTCCACGCTGGGTAAGTAACGCCACGATTTTCGTCATAGGTTTCTGTAGTGGCATAGTCAAAAATGGAAATACCTACGCCCTGTGTATCAAGTATCATATAATCGCATTCAAACTCATAAAATAATTGTTTCATTCTCTTAGTTTGAGCGATTGAGTTTAGACCGTGCATACTATCTGCGTATGGTACAATAATTGTATATCTTCCACTGTCAGGAATTAACCTAATAATAAAAAATGCAGTGTTGTCGTTCTTGCTGGATTCAATAACAGCAACGTCCATACATAGTAACCTAATTTCATTAGGTAGTTTTTCTTGATAGTAAGGGTATTTTTCTCTACAATCTTTATATTGAATATACTCATCATCAGACATACAACAGAATGCTTTAGAGTTAGTTCTAACTCTATCCATCATTTTATATGTGAAATAAGAGTTGCCAGTACCACGTTCTGCAATACAGTTATATTCTGCCTGTAAAATATTAATGTTTTCCAGATTGGATTTAAAAGTGTCTTCTACTTTCTTTTTACTAATAAACCCGTTTTTAACACCAAGAGCATAACTAACAACTGTTGCACAATAATCTCTATTGCCGTCTGTCATCCAGTCTATATAATCCTCAAAGGTCTTATAAGACCACTCATCCGCACGTCTAATTGAAGATAGGTAAATCTTTCTTAATTCTTCGTGTTTGTATTCTTCTGCTCTTTGCTCTCTTGTTAAATCAAGATATCTTGGTTTTCTTGGGTCGGAAAGCATAGGGTCAAAAACACGAGTAATAACTTCTTTCTCTGTACGAACAAATTCATCAACAATTAATATATTAGCTCTCAATCCGAGGGCATTTTCACTGTACGTCGCAGTAAAAATTGTAGAACCATTTTTGAACGGAACCTGACATTCATTAACGCCAATCTTAATCTCATCAACTTTGATTTCCTGTTCTAGGTTCTTACTCATTCGCATATATTCATAAATCTTCTTAACGAATTGTTTACTCTGCGATTTAACAGGACAAACAACAAGGATTTTGAGACCCGGATAAAGAATAGCCATTTGACAACAGAAATCTAATGTTAGAGAAGACTTCGCTATGCCTCTGCTCCCTATAAATATATAGTTTGCAGTATTATTCATTTCCCAAATTAAAACTTTTTGAAAATCATACAATGGTAAACCTAGATATTCAGTAATAAATCTTTGAGGGTTCGCTCTCCAATACCCAACCCATGCTTCAAAATTTTCATTGTACTGTTCTTGAAGTGTAACACGTTTTTTCTTTAGTCTTCGGATTGTGATTTTGTCTGACTCTGACATTCTTCATCACTCTCCGTTCCAAGAAGTTGAGCTTTACCCTTTTCAATTATATCAATACTCCAAGGTTCAAACTCCTTTTCAAATTTTTCAACATATTTATTATTTTTACCCAAAGCCCTTGCAGTACAACCAACAAACGCATCGAATAGCATTTGGTTGCTATCAACATCAGCTAATTCAGGGTCAACCTTCTTAACAGGTCTAAAGGTCTCAATATCCTCAATGCGCTGACCAACAACCTTAGAATTTTGAACAGCCTTGTTCTGCTTTTCAAGCAAGCCGCCATTATTCATAAGCGATGTTAGAGAGTTTATCATTTTTGTAACATCTTGCCCATTTTCACGAGCTTTATTAATTTGAAGGGTCGTATGGCAGATTTGTTTTACAATAACATCAATATCTTTGGTGTCAATTTGACCTAGTTTAGATTCCCAATCCATATATTCATTTTGAAGATATGCTAGGTCATCATTATCGAATCTTCCCCATACACTTTGCAAATATGCTGTACTAAATTCAATATCTTCATAATTGTCGTCATCATCAAGCTCGCCAGTAACTTTCTTGGGACGTTTAATCTTTGTATAAACATCGTAGTTACTAAGACCTTCGATATTATTTTCGCCTTGAGAATCGTCAAAGCTCGAACCCCAACCATTTTTATCTGCGAATGCAAGATTCTTTAGATAAATTGGTAATAGGTTTTCTTCTCCATTTAGCACAGAGTTTTCATTCTGAGATTCTTTCATAGCTGCCAAATATGCTTGATGGATGTACGGAATATCAATTTTCCTACAAGTAAAATAAATAGCGAGGTTTGTATTGCCATTGTATTTTACCAAGTATCCTTTATAAATAGACTTGACACAATCCTTACAATATGGTATCTTATTAAAGAACTTATGATATTCATCTTTTGTGGCATTGAAATTATTTTGAACTCCACAGCCACAACTAATGCAAATCAGTTTCTTTTTCGTCTCTTCTCCGATTTGCTTTCCTTTTTTAGCAATCGCCATGTAACCACCACCTTAATCCAAACGGATAATATTTATAGATTCATAGGGATTATCAGGAGTGACAATATACATAGTCTGGGAAGGGTGAGAAGTAATACGCAAAGACTTGGCATAATTATCTGTACCACAAAGAGAACCATTCATAAAAACCATAGTCCCATCAACCTCTTTAGACTCCACATGGTGTTTATGCGCAATAAACATTGCATCATAGAACTTATGGGTTAGAAGCGTCATATTCTGAACTATATCATGAATGCTATCTTTGTCTCCATGAGAACCTAGATAATTCCAGTTATAAATACTGAATGTTAAAATATCATTATCAAATTCGTTCTCATTAATATGAATATTATGTACATAGCGCAGAGCGGCCTTTAGATACCAGTCAACAAGAAGAGAAAAATTTTCATTTTGCAAGCTGTCATATTTATTAGCCATACAACGAGAATGATTATCAATAACAGAATAATATTCAATATTACAATGTTGAGAAAGCCCATTTAGAAACTCTGCCAAAGCATTAGAAACTTCCATTACTTGTTCAATAACATTCTTACGATTCTCAATCCGAATAGTATTATGAATATACCCAGAAATAGCATCGTTTAAATTAATAACGTACAGAGTACCAATCTTTTCAGAATAAATCTTCTTAACAACTGCGTCAAAAAGTTTGGTCATGCGCTCATGGAAGATTTCAGGATTGTATTTATTAAGATAATTATCAGTTACCATACCATAATGGAAATCAGATAGGCACAAAATAGCACTCTTCTCGGTTGATGAAAAGTTGCTTTTATTATCATTAAACTCCAAATGGTTTTTAATAACATAATCAGAAATATCCTGTTTAAGCATATCAAAACGAGCAATCTTATTAACATCACGGTTGAGAGCCGCTCTATAATCACGCATTTTGACAGTTTTCAATTTAATATCTAGCTCTTTATTCATTAACTCGTCCATTTGTTCAGACGGGTCTTTATTCTTTTGATAATCAACTCCATCAAGGAACGCCATATAATATTTACGATAAGCACTTTCGTCTTTTCTTACGCCAGTTGCTTCAAACATAAGGTCACAAATCTTAGTCCAGCTAATACCATAGATATCTTTATTCATAGCTAAACGCAAACCATATTCCTTATCGGTTTCGTCTTTACATTTAAGTAGACTATCTTCCATGTGTACTCCTTTCACTCCAAATGACTCCTTTAATTCCACGATGACTTTGTTGCCATCGTTACTATCCACAAGCATTTCTACTCATGGATAGTTGCCATAGCAACAAACATTTAAAATCAAAGATACTGTAATAATACCGTGGTATTATTCCAACACCTTTAACATTTATCGTCGCTGTTTAACGACCTCTAGTCCCTTCGCCCAGCATCATTTAACGAGATGTTTTTGGCTTTGCGTTTGCAATTTTCCAAATAATCTTTTCCTTCCAATGTGTCTGATTCTGCTTATAAATACCATTTATAAACTCGTCCACATCTGCAATCTCATTTTCATCTTTTAGTTTCTGTGCCATAGACATTGCCATTGAAAAATCGTACTCATGGTGAGCAAGTTCTTGGTTCGCAAATTCTTTAAATTTAGAGAACGCAGAAGAATCTTCCATGTGGGCCATCATTTTTTGATAATGTTCTGCCATTTCAAGTTCTTCCATAGAATACTTGATTAATTTCTGAATAATAAATTTCGATTCATTTACCGTCATAATAATCACCTATTTGTTAAAAGTGATTCTATAATTTAACAAAATGTATAATATGTGTTTAATTAAAACAACTATTTATAAATTATGCAAGAACGGCATAAATCACTATCTCGGATGTACGACCGTCCGCATAGGTCAATATTATCTTTCCGGATTTAGATTGTGAGATTCCAGTAATACAAGAGGATTTTAGCTCCCTAATAGCATCTCCTGTTACCTTTGAATCTGCTGCTTCTCAGCGTTTGCCTTGTCCTCCGCGTCCAGCGCGTCGTAGTACGCCTGCGCCAGAGCCTCAACCTCTGCGATGTCATCTGCGGTCAGCAGTCCGTTGTCGTAGTGCATGTATGCTTTATCCAGCCAGAACGCAACATCGCGTCCTGCGGCGATTTCCCGCTTGATGGAGCGCAAGGTCAGGTCGTGCCTGGCTTTAGATTTGATGGCCATATGTATGTACCTCCTTATGTGTTAGTCATTGATGCCACAGCGTCCTCAAGGTCAGTGATGCGCTTGATGGGGTCAGCCCTGCCGGTCACCGTCGCGCTGTCTGCATCGGTCAAGACTGTATTCGCGCCGCTCAGAGCGGGGATTGGCTGTGCGCCGGTGGCGGTAAAAGGCGTTGGAGTTGCCAGCTTGTATGCGCTTTGCACGGGGGTTCCTGCGGCGTACTGGGCGGCGAGGTAGGCTTTCAACGAAGCAACTTCATTACCCACTGATATATCTGGCAGCAAGCTAGTCGACATGTTGTAAATTAAATAGCGCGTCAGTCCGCCGTCCGCCAATCCGATTCCGACCTTCTTCCCACCCCAAGCGTCGGTCTCCGACACTAAATGGCTGCAAATGGCTTTTGTATTTATAACATCATAATCCTTGATGTCGTATGTATAGAATCCTGTAACAGCAGGGTTTCTAGCATTGAGTCCCCATGTGTTCCACGATTCCGTCCCGTCCAGCGTCACCAACTTCCACGTCTCTTGCCCCTCTCCCGTCACTGCATCCACTGTGCCGCCGTAGATGGTGTGGGGCAGAGTCAGGGTGGCGGTTTGACCGGTGTAAGGGGCGTAGGTGGTAGGGGCGGTGGTGCCTTCAACAACTTCAATTTGAAATTTGTAGTTATCAAATTTTGTGCCATCTCGCCAGCATTGCAGCATAAAAATAAGCTCGGTTTCTACCAGCGCAACGTCTCTTACAATATATGCATTCAAGTTTGTGCTGTTTGTATCACCACGGAAGTAATGATTATAATCCGTTGTGAACAGCGAATAGGCAAAAGTAATGCCGTCACCGCTTCCAAGAGAGGCGCTTCCGCCCACCTTTTTGACATACATGGTGTAGGTTTTTCCCGCGACCCAATGCAGCCGACACGTTCCAATCGTGATATTGCCTTTTCCAGCAAGTGTTCCGTTTAACGTGATATTTTTTTCTGCGTCTACTGCTATTTTAATGTCTGAAGAGGAATCTTCTGTGCTTAAAAACTCAATGACATTCTCCCCACACCGATTCACCGTCACGCTGTCACGGCCCTTAATGGGGCGAATGTTTTCGGGGCTTGGCGTTCCCGTGCCCTCTTGCGCTGGTTCCCACATCGCTTTCACGCCCAGCGCATATCCCGCCACAGGGTAGCACACAACAGGGTTGCCGCTCTCTTCCAGAGGCGGGCAGAGCATGTCCACAATGTGCTTGCTGCTCCACGGGGCACTCTCCATTATGGCGGTATCGTCGATTTGTGTTCCATCTTTGCCGTCTGCACCTGCCGGGCCTGGGTCACCTTTATCGCCTTTGAAGTTCCCAGATGCAATTCCGTCTTTTAGTTCTTGTAGGGTAGCCGCAGAATCGTCTGCATTCTTTTTTGAAGCATCTTCACTTGCTTTTGCAGATACTTCTGATTTTTTTGCATTACTTGCAGACTCACTCGAAGCATTAGCGTTGGACTGAGATAAATTAGAATATTCTTGTGACTTTATTTCGCTTTCCTTTGCGCTATCGGCGCTATTTTTGGCGTTAGAAGCGTTATTTTGAGATTTTACAACATTCTCCGCAGAAGCATTTTTGCTCTCTAAAGCAGATGCCTCGCTCGATGCGGCATTCGTCTCAGATTGTTTTGCTGCCTCCGCACTGATTCTTGCATTGTTCGCATTTTCATTTGAACTTGCCGCATTAGCCGACACATTAGCGTCTAAGATGTCAATCTCGGCTTTAATACCCCTGACTGTTTCAAGATTTTTTGCTACTTCTGCCGTATTTGCTGTGCTAATAATTTCACTTGTTTTTGCTTTGTCCTCAGAGCCTTTTGCGGCATCAGCCGATGCCGCAGCATTTATTGCAGAGTGTTCTGCGTTGACAGCGTTATTTGAAGAATTTATTTCGGATGCTTTTGCTTTTGTTTCACTATCAAACGCTTTTTTAGAGCTATTATCACTGGCTGTCTCAGATAATTTTGCATTATTTTCAGATATCAATGCTCTATTGGCTGCCTCGGTCGCATTAGATTCGCTTATTGAAGCGTTCTCTTCTGATTTTAATGCAGAGTTTGCACTTTCATTAGCTGAATTTTTGTATTCACTTGCCAGTCTTTCGTTTTCTTTAGATTTTAATTCAGAGTCTTTCGCGGCGAGTTCGCTTGCTTTTGCTCTGTCTGCGGCTTCTTTTGCCTGATTTGCAAAATCCCGGGTAGAATCACAAAGGGTCTCTAGCTCTCCTTTTGCATCTTCTTTTACACTGTTAATTTCTTCAATTGATAAATTTTTTTTGTTCTCAATCTCTTCGATTACTGCCGTTTTTGAAGAATTAATTTCTTCAATAGCCTGACTCTTTACATCTTTTGTATCTTCAAGAGCTTGTTTTGCTTCATCCGCTGATTTTTTAGCAGACTCCTTTGCTTCAACAGCAATATCAGAATATTTCTTTACAGTGCCAATAAGCTCTTGCCAAGCTGGCGTCCCCGGTTCTGGAATTGTACCATCACAGGTTCCGCTATTTTTGTTTACATAATAGCGAACGTCTGCACTCGTTACAGTTTTGACTCCATCGGAACCCTCAAATACAATCCTCCCCTCGCCTTTATAACTAGTAACCAATGCAGGAACTCTAATAACATTGTCTACTAATAAAGAGGTGATTGGTTCTTTAATGTCCGGGATATGCCAAAATGCGCGAATCGTTAAACCATTCCATTCACCAGAAGTTTTTACTTTTATACTGTATACACCACGATTTTTAGAATATCCAAACTGTAAACCGTTCCCGCATTTCTGGAAAGAAATTCTACCATTAGTAAGCAACGTAATTTCTTGTTCTATCACATCGGATACCTCCATTCTTTAAATTTAAGTATTTCTTATTATGTTTTGTTCTCAGGGGGGATAGTTGGTAAACTCATAATTTTTTCACGCACACTCGGAATCATACCATTCCCATGTAATGCTGTGTAGCTCTCAAACATATGTTGAAAACTTTCTAAGTCATTAACAGAAATCCAACCTTTGACTTCATAACAATTATGATATGTCCTCAACATCGCATCCCGAAGCATATCTCTGTCTGCCTGCGAGTTCTGCTTCTGTTGTTCCTTTAAGGATTTTACGTCGTCAAACAAAGAGTTTATTTTGGCATTTTGAGAAGAAATAATTTCATACTGCTCATCATTTTGTTTAGAAATTTTTTCGATTGCCTCTTTGAGTTCTTTTCGTTCTTGTCTATTGTCTTTTAATGTCTCATCTTTCTTATCATAGTGTCTTTTTACAAAGAACAAAAGGATTCCAGATACACCAAAAGTAGAGCAGATATTAATGATAATTTGTAGTATACCCATTTATATTCAACTACTTTCTATAATATTTTAACCCCTTTTATTCCTCGTTGCTCGGTCAATTTTTATTTTTTATGTTTCAGAACCGTCACACATCATTTAGTCTGGATTATTTTACCGATAAGACAAGACTAATGCTTATCATCTTCTATTATTCTTTGTAATAAAGAAATAATAGTTTTTTCATTTTCATTTATTTCGTTTAATAAAGAAATAACCTTTTTATTTTCCGAGGTATTATCAAGATTTAACTTATAAGATTTCTCAGAATAATTTAATAACAATGAAGCAATAATTGTATCTGCAACACCAAGGGTATCTAATCCACCTAATTCTGCATTAGTATTAAGAATCATTTGACGCTACCACCCAGCAGTTTAATTATTTCAATATTTTGTTCTTCTATAATTTTTAATTCAGATAATAATTTTTCAATCAACATATTTGTTTGTTCGTCAAGTTTATTTTCAATATGTTGGTTTTGCTTGATTAGCTCTGTATTTAACTGAGATGACGTCGCACCTTTAGTCGCTTGATAGACATTTATAAATTGACTAATGTTTGCAGCTCCTGATATTAAATCAGAATTTGCTATTGTTGCTAAATCATTTATAATCATAGAACACACCTCTTTGAAACTGGTTCTACAATTATAAATAATAAAGACCAGACAGGCAAGCCAAAGAACCTGTATCTCCTAACAACGGGTGATAGCAGCTTAATGTTTCTATCCTCTGGTCTTTAATTAATTAAAACTTAAACATATTCATAAATTTTTCGCCATATTTAGATAGCATAATATAACACATAATATAAGCAGAGCAAATAGAGGAAGAAACAAATTGCGTATTAAAAAACACCAAAATACAAGATAAGAAAATTAACACACAAGTTCCCTTAATATAGCGTCTTTTAAACTCAATATCTCTGCTTCCTCTACTAGGAGAATTTTCGCTTGGTTTTGGAATAATATAAAACATATCAACAGATGCCAAAAATGTAATAGTAACTCCAATCATTACAAGCATACTATTTATGGATAATAAAACAGCCATCATACTTCCAACAAATGAAATAATGTTTGTTACTGCCCAACAAGAAGCAAATGTCTTACAGTGTTCTCCACCACAAACAGAACGTAGAAAACAATATGTAATCTGAAATACAAGAAAATACTTGACATATCCAAAAATAAGCGATATAATAAGCCCAGTTCCAAATTCAAACAAAAAGCTTAAAATAGCAAACATACCATATTGTGTTTCTTCTATTCCTGTCTTATCTTCGTGAAAATGTTTTGCTATCTTTAATCCAAGATTATAAGACAAGTCCTCTATATACTCGAAAATATCCATAACTGAATATCCTTTTACACAAAAAATAAGGGAGTCAGCTAAAAGACTGACTCCCTATATTAAAGTCTATAATGTCTATAATATAAGTCGGATTAGTCTTCCTTCTTATTCTTAGCCTGAGCCTTCTCCATTAGAGAATCGGGCATCTTAGGCTGATAGTGAGCGAAAGAAGTAAAAGCTTTCTCTACGCTCTTATTTGCGATTTCCTTTACAAAGTTTTTCATAGATATATCTCCTATGTTTTATAATCTTATATAATGAAATTTGCATTGCAAATATCGCAAGATTTACGATAAATTCATACAAATCATTATAATTATAATATACATTATTTGTATGGAAAACAACATTGAATAGAGACGAAGTAATAATTATAAAGATACACGATATAAACTGCGCAACAAAGCATTCTCTAAGTGTTATATCAAACGACATCGCATTGCAGAATGCTTTGAGCAAAACAGGAGTCACGATATATCCAGTAAGGATATTTAATAGAATAAATACCCATTCGTCATACCATATATATGGAACTAATTGATTCAGGAAATTGATAAAACTAAATACATATAAAAGATGTACTCTCTTTAAGTTATACTTAAAATCTTTTCCTGTAATTACATCGCATAGCAGTATCAAAGTGTATGCTTCAATTGGATTATAAATCAACAAACTTAGCAGAATATTCATAACAATCTCCCCTTATGCTATTTTATGGAATTATTTACTTCCATTGTTAATATAGCACAATATATAGAAATTGTCAAGAGTTCTTTCTAAATTTGCAACATTTTCTTCTGATATATCAATTTTATTAGAAATATCAACTAAAGCATTAGAGAATATCTAGTACAAAGTCAACCCAACACGAGTCTCCGTCATACCATTTTTTCTCACCTGTTTTTTTATTTACAGCAATTATACATATATTTTCATAGTCAGGATAAACTCGATAAGAAATCCCATCAGCATCAATAAAAAGCTTATCATTAGAAATCTTATATTTCAGGTTATACGCTTCGCACAAATCTTTTATATAAGACGCACACTTATCAGAAGATAAACAGTTTCGTTCAGCCCATCTTTTGCTTCGATTGCTGTTCGGATTTCTTTTCATAGTCCATCCTTTCTAAAATTTTCTCCTTAAACTCCCTATTCCCTTTTATTTCCTTCAATATAATTCTTTGTGTGCTTCTTTCTAAATTTGCAACATTTTCTTCTGATATATCAATTTTATTAGAAATATCAACTAAAGCATTAGAGAATGCGTTTAACTTAGAATTAATGTAAAGCAACATAAATATAATTGCTAAAGACAACAATCCAAAGAAAATAATCATTAAAATATCTGAATTGTCAAACATAATTTGTTTCTTTGTCGCATATACGATAGAATAATAAATGGTAATAAACATAGTTACAGATACAACGATAGCGACAGAAAAATTTCTTACAATATTTTTCATATAATTTACCCTTTACTTGCGATTGCGAGTCCATTGCTCAAGATATATAGATAGCTCTGGAACTTTTTCAAATACCCAGCAAGTCTTATTCTCTCTGATGTGTACAAACGAAGTAATAGGCTTAAAACCATTTCTTTCCAGATATTCTTTAAGATTAGGAGAATAGCAAGAGAAATATTTTTCCTTCTCATACTTCATACTACATCACCTTCTTTACAAATATAAAGGTGATTATTCTTCGCATTTTTACCAAATGTCATAATGTTTTCCTTTCATGCACATACGGGTGCACACCTATAAGTTAAATTTCAAATTATGTCTATAACAATATATTATAGACACTTTACTAAGTATAACAATTTATACCTACTAAAGAGTCTATAATTTCTAAAATTTAACTTAAAATTACTTCTTTTGTTCTACCCATTTGGACTTGCCAAATAAGCCTTTCTTTTCAACCAGAACAGTATCTTCTGTTTCTTTTGGTTTTAATACAGCAAGTGATTTTGAATCATCCTCTGATACATCAGAAGAATCTACATCAATTGGCGTATCTAAATCATTGATAGAAGTTGTACTAGCTGCTGGTATATTTTCTACTTTAGCATAGATTTCATCTAGTTTAGTTTTTGTATCTTGTGCAAATTCACCAAATGTTGTCGCTAAATTATCACTAGTTGTTTGCAATGTCGCTATATTAGCAGTAATTGTATTTAAACTAGCTTGAGCAGCAGTAGCCTTTGTTTCAAAATCAGCAAGCGCCTGTGTTTGTGACTGAATTAGTTGCTGGATAAGATTCTCAATCTCTTCCAGTTTCTTATCAGAAGAGCCACTTCCTGAATTTATAACACAGTAAGGGGATTTAGCACAAATAAGCCGCATATTACAGCAACAACATCTTGACATCGTACCGCATGGGGCAATACCGTTATTTAATACCATTCCTTTCACTCCTTATTATATTATTAAGTAAGCCAACCCTCAATATAATAATCAGTAGGAGCTAGAGGACTTAGAACGCGGACAATTTTCTTTACATCGTCATACATACAGTACATTAATCTCTGGCTCTGAGAATATCCAATAGCCTGAGAAGCAAGAACTGCATTGCCAAGACGGTCAACGAGGTGATACTTGTTTACTTCATTATTATCTGTCAGTAAAAGAGACTTGTTGTCATTAAATTCAAAACCAATCTTAATGAGCAAGGCAAAATAATAATAGCGTCTTGGATAGGGCAAACTTTCTATGGTATATATAGGATTTGCCTTTAATACGTCCACACCAGCACCAGAGCTATCAAGTGATGTAACGGTCACGATAGGCCATCTCATAATAATCACCTATTTATTAGGACTATCAATTATGTTACAATGTTATTACGCATTTTTAGCCGCACGTTGTTCTTTAACACGTTTACGGTATTCTTCAATCTTATCAGAAACAACAGCTTGTGCGATATCAGCCGCCTCGTCAATGTCACAACCGACATCTTTACCAAACAGCCAATCACAAGCTTTATCCACACCGATATTAGCATATCCCAAAATCTTATCTTCAAACAAACTTGCATAAGTAGCAATACTTGTACCACCAGCAAGCTGGTAAATAAGATAACGATATAAATTTACAACATCACGGTCAGCCATCTGTTTAAAAAGTTCTTTATCAGAAATCATAGCAAACACCTCACTTATTCTTCTCTAACTCTTCAATACGCTTACGAACAACGTCATCATTCATTAATGCTTGTATTCTTTGCATATTCTGAGCTTCTTGCTGCTTTGCTTGGTCTCTGACACCACGGAAAGATGCTAACAACCTCTCAAAAGCTACACGACCATCTTGTGTTTGCATAACTTGAGGACGCACCAAAGCTTCCATAGTTGCCTGAATCTTTTTATCACATTCAGCCATACACTGTTTAAATTCAGGGTTTTCTAATATACTTGCCTGAACTACATTAGAACACTGATTAAACTCTGTAATAAAGTCATTGTAAGGGTCAGACTGTTCCGGTTGTTGTGGTTGCTGCACTTGAGGCATCATATTTGGGTCGTAACCAGTTCTACGAACCTGTTGTACATACTCCCACTGTTCTGGCGACATATTTCTTTGATATTGATTCTGATATTGATTTTGTGTTCCTCCTACATCTACTGGCATAACATTCTGTGGAGAACGCATACTTCCGATGAGAGGACTTGGATTTGTGAAGTTCATAAATCTTCACCCACTTGCAAAAAATAAGTAAAAATGTGTATAATGTTATTCTGTGGAATACTTGTCCCACAATAGAGATTAGTTAGAACTCAATTAAAAAGTGAGTCCACCGTTGCAGCCACAACCAGTATTAGTGTAAGCAGGGCCATTTGCATAAGCAGTGCCGCTCACGAAATAAGGATTGTAGCAATTTCCTGCACAAGCAGTAGTTGTAAACTGATAGGTAGGAACAGATACAATTGCCTGAGAAGTGTTAGTGTAAGGGTCAGCGAGGTCAGAAGGAGACAGATAATGCTTTGCCTTGATGAAGTCGCAAGTAGCAGAATCAACATAAGCCTTCATAAACTTATCCATCCACTGCATCTTTTCGTCAACACAAGTAAACTGCTTGTCATTCATCTTCTGCTGCCATTCACTATTTAGCGCAGCGATTTCAAAGTTCTTAGCAATAGAAACTTCATCGCTTGCAACACGCTGACTTAGTTCGCATAGAGCACTATTTGTGTTCATCAGATTCTGATACATAATATTGGTATCAGCTAGTTGGTTCTGATAAAACTCTTTTTCGGTAACATAACAGGTATTGTTATTGCCACCGCCAAATAGACCACCTAAGAGTCCACCACCATTAGGAGAACCGTTACCACCATTGCCGCCTAATACGCCAGCAAGAGCAGTGCCACCTAAGACTGTCATTATAATTAATCGACTATATCTTACCGCAAAAGCGGTAGCACTTTTTCAAGATTCGTGTCAATAGAACCCTTACTCTCCTATTAAGGAGATAGTCTGTACAGATTTAATTTATACGAATTTCCAATGGTATCCATAGGCTGTTTTCTTCCACTTCTTGCCTCTAGCAACTTCACGAATATGATTTGATATATTGAAATACTTTGCAGATTTTCCAGTAGTTTCACAAATCCATTCTGCTGCTTTGTAAGAAGATTCAAAAACAACGCCATTTTCTATACACATAATCGGTTTCTTCTCATGTTTCTGCTCTGTAAATTTTTCACTTTCATACCAAAGATTATTTTTTACAGCATGACGGACATTCTCAAACGGAAGAACCCATTCAAGATTTTTGCAATTATTATTAGATTTATCTCCGTCAATATGATTTACTTGTAGTTTATTGATTGGGTAATCTTCCAATCTTTCTGGAATATTACACCAACATTCAGCAACAAGTCTATGTCTGAGAAAATGTTTTGGTGAATCAGCAATACTTTTATTATGGATAGTACATCTGTAATATCCATTCTTATCTGGTTCAAAAACAGTCTCTTTTTTAGATTTAACATTACGAAGAATACCATCCTGACTAATTTCGTATAGAAACTTTAAACTAGGAACTTTTCTAAATTTTTTCATCGTATAAATTCCTTCCCACGGGATTGCGTCTTAGAAACTCCCCCGTTAACATAATTAGTATTTTTTACTTACGAGTTTAATAAAAACTCAGCTAATTACATCCGTTCGACAAAACGAAAAATGCTATTTGGGTTATATGGTGTTAGCCCACAATGCCAAGCGCGGTAGTACCTGTAGAAGCAACCTTTTTACCGTCAATTTCCATAAAAACACCACCAAGATAATATATCTTGTTATGATGTAAATTATGTTTAATATTTTAACAATATATAAAAGCGGGAGCCGAAGGGAGTAAGACTAATTACACCATTACTGGAAACCGCCATTTTTACTTTAGCCTATTATTTAAATTCTAAACATTATCATCTGTTGGAACCTAAGAAATTCCAAAAACTTTTTACAACATTGTCTCTTTTCAATAATTTCTCAAATTAATTTTTATAGCATAGAAATAATATCCCAGAAGGAATCAAAAACATCACTAAACTTAATTGGAGTATTAATTGTCTTGTGATAAGAACCATACTTCTTAACAAACTCATTTACGAGCTTGTTATACTCCTTACAATCTTCAATAACCTTATCATAAGCTGCTTGAACCTTATCAGCATCAGCCTTACGCTCTGCTTTTTTCTTGGTTTCCTCATCATTCTTTTGAACTAGAGCCTTTTCAGCCTTTTCTAGTTCTTCTTGTGATTCAAATAGCTTGTGACATACATCAGAATAAAAACGCATAATAGAAAATCCTCTTTTTCTTTATTTAAATTTAACAGAGAATCCTATTTCTCTGTTATTGGGTGCAGAACTTCGATTTGAACGAAGAATCTCTTGGGTATGAACCAAGCGCCGTACCTGATTGGGCTATTCTGCGACATATAAGCATACTTTAATCGGTATGCCAGCGATATTCATTTTAGCAAACCATGTCCAGCAGTATCCGGTAGAATACAAACGAGTGTGCAATATTCTAAGCGTTGCACCCGCTAATAATTCAAGAAATAGTTTACACGGCAGAATTACCGCTTTTTTAATTCCACACTTATTGGTAGTGGCTCACCTGATGTTACAGCCTCTCACTTAATGGTAGAGAAACACCAGTATATCAATCTTTGGTTAAATCACTTTACGGCTTCCTTGAGAGCCTTGGAGGGCTTAAAGGAAACCTTCTTGTGAGCAGGGACAGTCATCATCTCGCCAGTCTGTAGATTACGAGCGGTACGTTCTGCAACATCAGCCAGAGAAACAGTGACATCCATAATCTTAAAGGACTCACCAGCCTTTAGTGCTTCTAGTAGAACAGGCTCGACAGCAGCTAGAAATGCCTTAATATCCTTCTGAGTGTACTCAGTCTTGTCAGCAATCATCTTAATAATAGCAGTAGAAGTCATAATAAAATTCCCTTTCATTCCTTACAGCATATAGCTGTTTATATAATATAATTTAAGAACATAGTTTTAAGCTATATTCTTTTTTGACTCAATCAAATTCTTCTTCTCAGCCTTTTCATTGACAGCAGCTTGTAGTTCTGCAACTTGCTTTGCACATTCGCAATCACTGTCCTGAGAATGAGTAGCGTGTAGATACTCAAGAGCATTCTGAGGTTTGATACCAGCGTTTTGTAGCGCCATCAGTTGACCAGCCACAAAGCTCATCGACTTAATACCTTTGTTAAACTCTTCTTCATCAAATTCAGAATCAATAACGTTCTCTAGGCTAAATCCAATAACAGGGTCTACAACATCACCAATGTCATCATCGTCATCATCGCAACAATAGCAACCATCGCAATCATCAATGTCTTCGTCATCAAAACGGCCCTCGTCAGCCAGCTTATAGAATAGCTGAACTAGTTGCTCCTTAGACATATCTTCTACAGCAATGGTTTCAGTTTTTTCAATATCTTGAGTATTCTTAGTATTATTCAAATACTTATCCCTTTCAATCCCTTGGGCGAGAGTTTGTCCTCGCTTGCTCAAAGCACCTTATCTGCAATACCACATTTAACAGCTTCATCTGGGTAAAAGAAAACGTCCCGTTTGTGCTTAACCCAATCATCTAGTTGCTCATCTGGAATATGAGTATATTTCTTAATAATGTCAAACACCTGCTTTTGACACTTCTTTAGGTCTTCCATAGATTCTTCTAGGTCTTTTACTTTGCCACCCATCATTGTAGAAATATCATGTAGCATAAATTGTGCATGACGATAAGAGTAACGATTGGAACCAGTAATAAAGATAATAAAACCCATACTAGCGGCAGTACCAATAGCAGTTGTATTGATAATATATCCCATGTCTTTCATCTGTTCAATCAGAGAAACCAGAATGAGACCGTCCCATACAGAGCCGCCCGGAGTATTTAGAAGAATATCAATAGGCTTTGGATTCTTCTCTACTCCCTCTTCTCTATCCAAGTCCATAAGCGTATATAGATAATATATAGCTTCTGTGACAGATTCATTCGTAATTTCTTGATTAATCAAAATCTTACGTTGATAAATTGCTAGATTTTTCTTGATGGAGTTATTGCCAGACAGTAGAATCTGTTGCTCTACCATTTCTCCATCATTACGAATTGGAGTTTTATAATTCATTCTACAATTCCCCCAATCGTATTAGTATTCCTTTTTGCGATTCAGAAATGCCAGAATCTTAGGTTCCTCTACGACACAATACTTCTTACGACGACTTTTCTTTTTACGGTTGATAACCGTATAATTACGGTCACGACCTTCTTTTAGAAGACCAACCTTGCGTAGTGCGTCAATATCGGCTCGTGATACTTGAATCATTTACTTTCCTTTAATTTACTTGGGCGGTTGTTTAATTCCGCTTGCTCATAAATAAAAAACAGACCAGCGAATACCGGTCTGCAAAATAGAGATTTTCTATGTTTCCCTATTCATTTATAGAAATTGTACAAGAGTCCTAAAAAGTGGCTTCATTCCTAGGTTTTTTTGAAAATTCTTACCGTCTCAAATTGTCATTTTCTATATTTTTCATTGCGTCTCTTATGGCTTTCTAAATACATCTCTCTGGCGCATTTATCACAATAGTCAACGTTAAAAGAAGTAACAGAAACCAGCTTTCCACAATTCTTACAGAAAATAAACTTGCCAAAACCAATATAATTTAAGTAATAGTTGATTATATTATGCTTATCATAAATTGTAATTACTGGCTCAGAAGTATATAGATAATTTAAAGCAGGGTGAATAATTTCAATTTTATTTTCTCCTTTGAAATTTGAATACTTCGTATATCCAAGTTTGTTTAGTTCAAAGAATGCCCTGCGAATGCTGTCTTGATTAACTCTTTTTACACAAATTCTGTTGATATCCTTATTCTCTGCCTCAAATATATCCTCACCAGAAGATTTCCGAATGTATAGTAGAGCAAACATAACTTTTCTTGCGGTCTTGTTCGCTAATGATTCTATAACGTCCATCTCTTCTTTGTAGAAATACACAGGGTCATTATTCATTAATTCAAATGAATCAAAACCAGCCATAATATCTCTAACGGAATTTTCTTTAAATTTAGGAACAAAACAGTTAGGAAGGGCGTTTATAATTCTTTCAATCTTTTCTTTTGTTTCTTCCTTTGTTAAACCATTCGTTTTATAGAACCTAGCAAGAAGAATGCCGTCAGTCATAATATCTGTAGAAAACTTCTGCTTCTCATCTATTTCGGCAGCTCTCTCATATTCATTGAAAATCATTTAGCCACCTCCTGTAAGACAAATTTCTTTCCAAAAAACTCTTGTCCATCTTCGGATTCCACAATCTTATAATAATAGTCTGAATTGTTCTTTACATTATTTAGAACGACGTCCGAATATAACTCCCAAAGAAGAGTCTTGTCGGCAGACTTGCAGTATTCGTAGTATGTATATACGATATAATCTACAAGTTCTTCTTCGTTTGACAAAATGTTTATCAGTTCGTTTTTATAATAATCAAAGAAACCGTCAAAGTAAAGTTCTCTCTCAGAACCAAGGGTGTTAGCGTCTCCAACACCCCAGTCTCTATCATGACCAACTTTCTTCAATAGAGCGGGATATCTACTTTGGAACTCACGAATAATTTTTGCAATTTTTTCGCAAATACTTTTCTTAAACTCTCTATCTTTATTGGACATTAAACATGAATAATCAAAATATTTACTAGATTTATTCTCTTTAAACTCATAATCTTCAACATATTTTGCAAGGATATTCATTGTACAATTAGAATTGAACAGAGGCATATACTTATAATAATTGCGTATAAATTGTTTCTCTTCTGCTGTTTTATCTTGTTTTTGTTGTAAGTCTTTTAGTTTGCAACCAAAAACTCGATAACAAAGTTCGCGCTGATTCTTCTTATAATGCTTTAGCCTCGCCATTTCTTTCGGATAAACATAACCAAAGAAATAAGTTTTCTTATCACAACAGATGCTATTGTTGAACTTAATTTCTTCATTTTGTTTTTGAGTTTCTTGTTTCTGTTCGTCGGTCATATCATCAGTGATAGGGATATACTTCTGCCGGTGTGACCAATACTTTGGGTAGCTTTTAAAAACAGCCCCTTTAGCGTGGTCAATAGCATCTCCCTGACACCGACGTAATAGACGAATACGTTTTTCGATTTCAACATACTCTTTAGAATCTTTTGGAAACAAATCTTTCATTGCATAAAGATTGCTTGCAAGATTCGTAATACCTCCAATAGGACTGTCGAAACTCTTTACATCAAAAGAACCTAAATTATCAAAATTGATTTTTTGAGCCTTCACTTTCTGTTTTTCATAGGTGATAATTGGTAAATCTGGATTGATTGCGTTTACTAAATATTCATTATCAGAAGTAAGGCTGATATCACCGTCAAACCTTTATACCGTAGCTTTCGCTATACTTTAACAAGCTTTATCTCAAGCTTCGGAGTAGACTATCTCTTCATCCTTTAAGGATGTGTGGCACTACGAAATAATGAATTTCACATTAAATCTCTTATCGTATAAATACGAACTTTAGTCGTTACACCTTGCACTCTAAATGCCTTGGCACGGTATTTTCGTATAGTAATTTATATAAAAATCAGATATATTTGAAATAGCACCCACAATACGGCTTGCCAGACCTTGCTCTAGTTGCAATTGCGCTTCTGGCATTTGCTAAACTCCCCTTTGAGATTCCAGAGTCTATCAAATATTGCGCTGCATCAGTTACATATTTAAATCTGATTTCTTTTTGTCCAATAATTATCATGACGGGTCTAGCCATCCCATTATCAAGCCCACAATGTTTTGTTTTCTCCTTGAGTTCTGGATGCTCTTTATAGGTTTTCCTCAGAACGTCTCCGTTTTGATAATTTGGGTTAGAGCTTCCCGGCATACTTCTATGCCCGTCTGCCGCAATATTGCATATACACTGTTCAATATTTTTATAGAATTTGACAAGGAGTGCTTCTTTTTCTAAAGACTCTTGTTCTGTTAAGTTATTTATCAAGATGAATGGATAAACTTCGTGATTCAACAAGTAATTATTAAATAAGCTATTTCTTCTTGTTCTATCACATTCAGAATATCTCTTTCCCTTCCCTTGACCAATGTATATCATTTCTCCACTGTCTATATCTTGCCATCCATAAACATAATATTCACTCACGCTCTCACCTCCAATCCTTTTAATAATATAAAACTTAATTACTACTTAGATTTTTACCGTTAGCCTAATTAAATTAGACACCCTAGATTTCTAGGTTCACCACATTCTATAAATGTATTACTACATTCTCGGACAATCAGATTTTATCCGCATCAGATTGACTAATAATCGTTAAATCCCAAATACTATATACGTTTCCCCATTCCAAATACCTAAACCAATCCTTACATTTATCATCAGAATAAACATTAAGCAACTGATTTTCAGCAGGGGCAACTAAAGGACTACGTTGAGTGCTTACAACCTTTGCTCCTTTATCTACCCAGCGTTTTGAATACATACATTTTGGAGGTAGCAACCCATGTACTTCCATGCCAAATGCGTGTTCACACATAGCATACAAATCTGGAATCAAAAAATCATAAGAACCCTCAACATAAATTTTACCAATTTTGGCTTGGTCTATCTTCTTACGAACTAGACGCATTACTTTACTTTTGGCATAGCTATCATTTAATATATCCGTATTATATAATAGACATTTAGCGATTGGAGACTCAAGGCTATTCTCTATCTGCTCTAGTGTATCTCTATCATGACATCCAATCATCATAAGAGAAGCATAAAGCGGGTCGCATGACATTACTTTTTGAAGCCAATCAATGGTAGGATTTGCTAGGTTCTTAATTGACTCTTCTGTAAAATCATTGCTCTGAATATATTGGTAATTGAGGGTGCTAAGTTGGTTTGATACTTTCTTAGATACTCTTGCTACACCAAACACATGACCGTAACGCTTAAAATAACTCTGATAGACTTGAAAATTAGGATAACATTTATGAAGTTTGAACATTGATGAACCAGCTATAACGTCGATTTCATCAATGTTATATGTTACCCCATAAATATCCGTAATCGTATCTTTATGTGCTATTTCATGAGCAAAACGTCTAAAGTCAAAAATTGAGCAGAGACCTTTAAACCACGCAGCTCTCACAATAAAACTAGATGGTAAATAGTCAAGTTCTAAATCCTGTTGCCATCTCTCAGCCATTTCAGGACAGACCATACCAGCGCCGTCGAAAGCATTCATTGTAAAATCAATTTTTTCGGTTCTGATATCGTCTTCGCCTTTTTCATTTTTGAAAATCCAATCAACAATTTGGTCTTTCAAAGGATATTCATAATCGTCAATAACGCAGATTCTTGGTGTTTTAACGACTCTGGTGGCAGAAGTGGACAACGCAAGATAAGCTCCGAATTTAGCGAGGTTAATCTTGCCTATGCTTTTTGCATCAAGACCACAAAGCATAATATTGAGTAACTGGTCATAAATCTCTGCATTTACAAAGTTGGCAGAATTCTTTCTTAACTGACCAGCACCAGCGCATAAACGCTTATACTTTGTTACATACTCTGTCTCATTCACTTTAAATTTAACAGAGAATCCAGTCTTGCATAGTTGCTTATAATCCTTCTGCGTAGTGTCAGTTCTAACTGTCACAAGGTCTGGAACGAATAGTAGTTCGTTGATTTCATTCTGAATCTTTATGATTTCTCTTGCATTTTTCTTAGAACTCTTGTCTTGCTTTAAAATATTACGCCTATCATAAAGAGTTTGAACCTTTTCTTTATCAAAAGGTTTATCTTTAATCTGACGAATGAATCTTAGTAGTTGATTATCCCCAAGAGCAACCACCCAACCAGCATTCTTTGCTGTTTTAAAGTCTGTTTCAACACAACCATTCTTTGCTATCTGCTCGTAAATATCGGATGTGTTGAGTTTTAAAGTGTAAAATAGGTCGATTTTTGCCAAACTCTATACCTCACTTTTCTTTAGGTTTATAATTCGGACAATCCTCGTATCTCACAATCCTGTGAGCGTCATACCAGCACGAGAAAATGGACTCTCTATGTTTGACGCCGTAAGCATCAAAATATTCATCTAAAACCTTACTGGCTTCTGCTGGGAAATACTTACAAGTAGCATCACAGCGATGGTACTTACTCATTTGCAGACCCCCTTTCTTTTAATTATTTTATCAAATTTAACAGGAAAAGTCAAGGCTTTATTAAAACTGTAATATTTTTGTAACCAATTATAGTCTTGCAATTTAACAAGAATTATGATATAATACTCTGAAATAGGCAGCTTCATCCTCAAATCGACGTAACTTAATAATGAGAATAATATAAATATAATATCCTTAGTATATATTATTATTAAATATATTATATAATATATTATAATTTAAAATATAAATTTATATATAATATTTATTATTTATTACTAGTATTATAATATATATATAATTATTAATATTAATATATAATATGAGTAATTATTATAATATTTATTAATTATATATTATTATATATTATAAATAATAATATGTTTAACAATAATTATAATATATATATATATATATATATTATAATATATAATAGATAATTCATCTTAAATTTAACAAAAGTGTATAAGTGTTACAAAATTATTACAATCAAACAAAACCTATTGACAAATATTTTTTCTTGAGTATAATATTATATAGAATAACAGATGATGGGTAAATATATGCAATTGTTACAAAACTGTTACAAGTGTAATTTGCATATTGACAAAATCATTCTGTTTTGATATAATACTTGTAGAAGGTCAACACAAGAAGTCGGGAGCTTGAGTTGATTTTCTTCGAGCATTTATTTCTTGTTAAATTGAAAGGAGCTGGTGCTATTGTCGTTTGACAGTCGTTTGTTTTACTCAGTAGAATTTTCAGACAAGAGCCGTGAACTAAATGAGGATATTTCTCAAGAAGCGTATCGGTTAAGTCAAATTCTAAGTGAGCTTCCAAAGGGTAAGAGTAAGCAGCTTGCATTTGAAAAGCTCAAAGAATGTATTATGTGGGCGAATGTTGCGCTGGCTCAACAAGAATTAAAAGAAGATTAATTATCTGTTAAATTTTAGAAAGGCTGGTTGCATGAATGTAATTAAGCGTGATGGTCGTGAAGACAAGTTCCAAAAAGGAAAGATAACGCTTGCAATTCAAAAAGCAAGCGACGAAGTAGAAAAAAGCGGTGGGGAAACAATGCCGCAGATTGCAATTCAGACAATCGCCACAGAAGTATATAATAATTTTAAAGCACAAGATTGCGCCGTATCTGTCGAAAATATTCAAGATACAATTGAGTCACTTCTGATGCAACGCGGTTATTATGATGTCGCAAAAACGTATATTCGTTATCGTTATGAGCGCCAGCTTGCTAGAAACGGCAATACGACTGATGGCAAAATCATGTCTATTGTTGATGGCGTAAATGAAGATGTAATTCAAGAAAACAGTAACAAGAATCCTAAAATTGCAGCTACGCAACGTGATTATATTGCTGGTGAAGTAAGCCGTGATATTGTAAATCGTCTGATTCTTCCAAAAGATATTCGTGAAGCACATGAGCAAGGTTTGATTCACTTTCATGATTCTGACTATGCTATTCAGCGGATGCACAACTGCTGTTTAATCAATCTGGAAGATATGCTTCAAAATGGTACTGTGATTAATGGTACTCTAATTGAAAAGCCTCATAGTTTTGCGACTGCTTGCAATATTGCGACTCAGGTGATGGCACAAGTAGCAAGCAATCAATATGGTGGACAGAGCGAATCGTTAGCACATCTTGTTCCATTTATTGATGTTAGCAGAAAGAAAATCAGAAAGCAAGTGATGGAAGAAGTTGCCCTGTTAAATTCAAATGCTACGGATGAACAGATTAATGAGATTACAGAAGGTCGTCTAAAAGAAGAAATTAAACGCGGAGTTCAGACAATTCAGTATCAAATTAATACTTTGATGACGACTAATGGGCAGACACCATTTGTATCTATCTTCCTTTATCTAAATGAAGTAAAGGATGGTAGAGAAAAAGACGACTTCGCAATGCTCATTGAAGAGGTTCTAAAGCAAAGAATTGAGGGAACTAAAAATGAACAGGGTGTATGGATTACTCCTGCATTTCCAAAGATTCTTTATGTACTAGAAGAAGATAATATCCATGAGGGAGACAAGTATTATTATCTGACAGAGCTTGCCGCCAAATGTACGGCAAAGCGTATGGTTCCAGATTATATTTCAGAAAAGAAAATGCTGGAATATAAGGGCGATTGCTTCCCTTGTATGGGTTGTCGTTCGTTCCTTACTCCTGACCGTACAACTGAAAATTTAGCAAATGCTAACAACTGGATTAAGGGCAAGAAGTATTATGGGCGTTTTAATCAAGGCGTTGTTACTATCAATCTTGCAGATGTCGGCTTAAGTGCAAACAAAGATTTTGATAAATTCTGGAAGATTTTTGACGAACGTCTTGAGTTGTGTCACAGGGCGCTACAGATTCGCCATAATAGACTTCTTGGTACTCTATCAGATGTATCTCCAATTCACTGGCAACATGGGGGTCTTGCTCGTCTAAAGAAAGGAGAGAAGATTGATAAGCTTCTGTATGACGGTTATTCAACCATTAGTCTAGGATATGCTGGTCTCTACGAATGCGTTCTTGCTATGACTGGCAAGAGTCATACAAGTGATGAAACTAAACCGTTTGCGCTCGAAATCATGCAACACATGAATGATAAGTGCAACGAATGGAAAGCGGCTGAGAATATTGATTACAGTTTATATGGCTCACCAATCGAATCCACTACATACAAGTTTGCCAAGTGCCTAAAGAAGCGTTTCGGTGTTATTCCGGGTATTACAGATAGAAATTATATTACAAACTCTTATCATGTTGTTGTAACCGAAAAGATTGATGCCTTTACAAAACTGAAATTTGAAAGCGAATTTCAGAAACTATCTCCGGGTGGTGCCATAAGTTATATAGAAATACCTAACTTGAATAATAATGTAGATGCTGTTCTCTCTGTAATTAAGTTTATTTATGATAACATTATGTATGCAGAATTAAACACCAAATGTGATTATTGTCAGGTTTGTGGTTATGATGGAGAAATTCAAATCGTAAAAGATGATGATGGCAAGCTAGTTTGGGAATGTCCAAATTGTAAAAATCGTGATAAATCAAAAATGAACATCGTGCGTAGAACTTGTGGTTATCTTGGTACTAATGACTGGAATCAAGGTCGCACACAAGAGATTAAAGAGCGAGTTGTTCATCTAGGGGTCCAGTAATGAATTATGCTAAGGTAACAAAATACGACATTGCAAATGGAGAAGGAGTAAGAGTTGTTCTCTGGGTAAGCGGTTGTGACCATTGTTGTGATGAATGTCAAAATCCTGAAACTTGGAACAGCAATTATGGGAGCAAGTTTACTAATGACACAGTAAATGAGATTCTTAATTCTCTAAATCACGATTATATTTCTGGCCTTACTCTTAGTGGTGGAGACCCACTAAAGAAAGAGAATATTCCAGAACTCACACGCCTTGTTAAATTAGTGAAAGAAAAGTTCCCTCAAAAAGATATTTGGTGTTGGACTGGATATGAGTATGAGGAAGTAATGAATAGAAGTGATACTCAAGAGATTGTTAAATATATTGATGTCTTAGTAGATGGAGAATATATTAAATCTCAGCATGATATTACTCTAAAATGGCGTGGGAGTAGAAACCAAAGAGTAATTGATTTAAAAGAGACACTAAGAGACGGCTTAGTTAAGTTATATTGTGAATAATTAATTTCAAGTAAGTGGAGGGTGGGTCGGCATTATGGTGATTTATGAAAATTAGTAGTATGAACGAGTTTCAGGATAAGTGCCGTGTAGAATATATTCTTTGGAATCATAAATTTGGTGATACAAAGATTGCATTTAACGACACTTTTGTTGTATGGTCTTGTAAAACTCTCCAAAATTGGAAGTGTATTATTGGTAATAAGGTAGATAATACTCTCGCAGAATACACATTTAACGGAGATAAAGGGGAACTATACGAGGATGTCTATAAGAAACTAAGCAATCGTTGCATTACGGAGTAAAGAATAATATGGCTTACAAGGCACTTGATGTCGCAGAATATATCATTTGGTACGAGAATACCCAAGGGCGTTTAACCAACAATCTTCGTCTTGCAAAACAGATGTATTTTTTACAGGTGACATTTCTTGCAAACAAGAAAAAACCATGCTATAATGAAAAGCTGATTTCTTGGGATTTTGGCCCAGTCGTTGAAGAGGTTTATAACGAATATCTCTATTATGGCTGTGGGGTGATTCCACCAGATAAATTCAAAAATAAGATTAATAACTTGGAAGATGAACAGCTTATGAATGATATGCTTGATTGTATGTCAAAATATTCTACAAGTGCCCTAGTACAAATTGTTACTAAACAAGACCCTTGGGAAAATGCTTATCATAGCACTTGGAATATAGACCATGAAATTAGTCATAAATCAATCGTAGATTACTATTGTTGTTACGGAGATTAAATATGAAGACACTTTATCTTGATGTTGAATTTAATACAGATGAGCATTATGATTGGAGTCTTGTTCCAACAGGAACAAAATGTTCATACGAAAAGTTTGAGTGGCATGGTTGTGAAGAAACTTATACCACTGGCAAACTAAAGGATGACATCTCTTGGATTATTGATAAGTACAAAAAAGTTATTGAGCAGTTTATTGACAATGTGACAGGTATAGAGGCAAATATTGTCCAAGATGTGCTTAATGACGTTTTAAATAAAAATTGGAATGAGAGTTTTGATGTAAGAAATTATGATGGTCATGGAGATATTCATGTTAAATTTTACATCGACAATCATATTGAAAAGCAGTCCTTTACTCTTTATGTAACACCTGAACAAAAAGGTGTTCTGAATGCTATGTTTTACAAAGTAAATGATTTTGAGAATAAAAAAGACGAAGAAATTAAAGATGGTGTAACTGATATTATCGTATCTCTTTGTAAGAGATATCTTTATGATGAATATGAGTATGATAAACAAGACTTATTGGACGCTCTTGATGAGTTAACAGATGGAAGTTTTGATGGGGATGCTTACGATACCATCAAAGAATTTATTGAGTATTATTTTAACAGATATATTTAATTGAGGTGAAGATATGTGATTTATACGATAGACACAGTTCCAGAAGATACAACCGTTTATGGTTTTGCATATAGATTTTTTAATCATGATACTAACAGATTGTTTACGGCAGTCCCAACAAAGGGCATTGTAAAGAACCATAAATTTTATTCTGATAAAGGTGGCTTTGACCCAGATAATCAATTTGATGGTTCAGAACCAGATAGTACCCCTGCGTATATTTTTAAGTATGCTGATACTATTCAAGAAGCAACAATAGCATATAATGATTTGGTTTGTGATAGAATTGAATGGCTTGGTGATTTACTAAAAGAGTCAGGGGACGATTTATATTTAGAATTTTAAGAGGTTGAATATGATTAAAATTCTTTCTTCTCGTGGTACAGGACGTAGTTATCAAATAGCAAGATATGCCATTGAAAACAATTGTAATATCTTAGTTGCTTATTATAGTGGCGTAAAATATATGAGAGCTATTCTTGACGATGTATTTAAGTCTGATGGTTATGTGATTGATAAGCAAGATGGCTCAGACGATGGGTATTCTTATTATTATATTTTTAGACGCAGATTTGAACTTGAACAGCATACTGTAAAGATTTATACAGCTAGTGATGCAATTAGATTTAAAGAGCTTTCTGGCGCTGAAAATATAGTAATTGACGATGCTGATAGAGTGTTGGAATATTTGTTTAGACCCTATAAATTAAAAGGCATTACTATGGAAGTGGGTCAATGAATAAAGGTTTTATAGTGGCATTTCTTAACTTGTTTTTACCTGTAATAATTTTAATTATAATAATGGAGGTTATTTCATGAACGTTATTAAAAACCCCACTTGGACAGATGAGGAACATATTGAGTTTGCTAATATTATTAAGTCAAATGGTGGCTATTGTCCTTGTTCTCTAATTAAGAACGAAGATACCAAGTGTATGTGTAAGGAATTTAGAGAACAAGAAAGTGGTGAATGTCACTGCGGAAGATTTATTAAGAAAGAAGGTTAATATATGCTCAAAATGATTACCAATCGTGGCTCTGGTCGCACTTGGAATACTTGCAAATACGCTCTTGAACATAACTGTGATATTATAGTAGCCGGATATTCAGCAGACCGTGCTTGTGTTAGATATTTAGAAGCTTTATGTAAATACTATAGCGGTAGTTATGAGTATGTAGAAGCGATTATAGGAGTAAAACATTGTAGAGTTACTATTCATGACAAGAAAAAGGATGTAGATTTTACTGTTAATGTTTACACCGATATGAGTATAAAGCAAAATAGAGTTGATATAAGCGCCAGTGATAGACCTATTGTTGTTGATGATATTGACCAGTGCTTCAAGAACATTTTGGGTATTAAGAATCTTGCTGGCATTACTCTTGGTTTTGACGAGTATCAATTTGATAAGTAAGTGTGTGTTATGGAGAATAATATAATTTATTCCAATAGACAACTTGATTTAAAACAAGAAAATGTAATTCATCAATATATGACCATGCTCTATGATGAGCATGGTTTCTCTGTTAAACAACCAACAAGAGAACAAGATATCTCTGGTATTGATGTTATATTAAATAGATATAACAAAGAATATCTTGTTGATGAAAAAGCTGCTATAAAATATTTAACAAGGGATTTGAATACGTTTAGTTTTGAATTATATAAAGCTGGATATCGTAATAGTATCGGATGGTTTGTTGATAAGAATAAATTGACGACACATTATAATATAATTTATCCGAAATCTTTTACTAATGATATTTATAATTTAGATAGCATAGAAGCATTTCTGTTAAATTCAAAAGAATTACAAGAGGCGGTTTTCCCAGAGATACAAAAATATAAAATACATTTTGATAATATAGAAGAATTTATGTTAAATCAATCAAGTTATAAAGGACGAAGATACTTTGTTATCAATCAATATATGAAATTAGTATATAGCGAGTGTATCAGGCCAGAGAAGCCAATTAATATAGTGATTAGCAAGCAATATTTAAGAGACATTGCTTGTGATATATTTTATAAGGATTTTAGAAAGGAGTAACCAATCCCTGTAAACAGGGTTGTTGTAAATATGTGATAGTACAACGTAAAGACTAGAGTTATTGCGGTACGAAAGTGCTATGGGGAGATTTCTAGTCTGTCCACTAATCAGTTTTTGGTTAATGGACGGTTATGGATTATTCATATGAAGATTTACAAAATTTACAAGCACAATCTATTGATTTTAAATTACAGCATTGTATAAATATGATAGCCAAGTTTTATCATAACGAAAATGGGAAATGTTATTTAAGTTATTCTGGTGGAAAGGATAGTACAGTATTAAAATGGATTATTCATACGAAGGCTGCAAAATTATTCCCAGAACTTTTAGATATTCCAGTTGTTTATTTTGATACTGGTCTTGAATATCCAGAAGTGAAACAGTTTGTCAAATCTGATAGTAACATTATCATTAGAAGACCAGAAATAAATTTCTTTCAGTGTATTGTGAAATACGGCTATCCAATTATTTCAAAAGAAATATCTCAGTGTATTTGTGAGGCAAGAGTTCGTCCCGGTGGAGCACAAGATATTAGAATGCACGGAGAATATATTAACCCTCATAATGGTAAAGTTCAATTTAACCATAAGAAATATCTGCCACTTATGGAATTACCAATTATGTTTAGCAATAAATGCTGTAATTATTTAAAGAAGAAACCAGCTAAACAATATGAGAAAGAAATTGGTAATTATGCAATCACAGCAGAAATGGCAGAAGAATCTATTCTTAGAGCTAGGTCTTGGATTGGCATAGGATGTAATGCCTATTCTTCAAATGGAGCAAAGCGCCCAAAGTCTAAGCCAATGAGTATTTTTACTGAACAAGATGTTTTAGGTCTGATTTTTGATAATCACATTGATATTCCTAGTGTATACGGTGATATAGTTCTTGATGAAAATAATAATTATTATTGCACAGGTTGTGACCGTACAGGATGCGCCTACTGCGATTACGGAGTTCATCTTGAAAAAGGAGAGACAAGATTTCAAAGATTAGCTAAAACTCACCCTAGACAATATGAATATAGTATCGGTGGTGGTCAATGGATTAATAATCCTAGTTATGATACTACTAAAATTGGTACAGATTATTGGAACCCTAAACAAATCTGGGTTCCAAATAAGGATGGTTTAGGCATGGGTAAGGTATTCGACATGGTTAATGAAGTGATGGGCAAAGACTTTATAAGATATTACTAACTCGTAATATAGTAACTCATAAGTATAATTAAAGACCGTAGTTAATTCTACGGTCTTATTTTTATGTTTTAATAAGTGATATCATTTTGATATCACAATAATATGTCGATGATATTAAAACTTGTTAGTCGATGTTTAATAGTGAATAATAATTGAATCTGCATCAGTCCCCTATACTTCTCTCCCACGTCTCCCTGAAATCTACTCTCATGTTCAATAATCCCCACCACCAATGCTCTCATGTCCACATCATATTCTTGGTTCTGTGAACCAG